GAGGTACAGCAAGCTACACTATGTTGCTGGATAGCTTTAATGGTATCTCAATAGCTGTGTATGGTGATACTCCCAACACAAGCAATCTTTACGTTTTCGCCATCGGCAAGGCTTAGGCTTTGCCTGGAGCGTAAGAGCCTGCTGCGCTAAAAGCCAGCCGCAATCCAAAAATTTTCATGGCATTTATTATCAATTCGTATTGAACTTGTGTTAGGCGTAAATGTAACTGGGAAGCCTGAGCCGCTATTTACGTTGGTGATGCATACAGCGCAGGTTTGGCGGCTGAAAGCAATCGGAAATGTTAATGTATAACTGTTGCTAGTGGCTTGGTAATATCCCCACTGCAGAATCAGCCCATTTTTAAATTTAGCATAACCGTTCTGTTCCAGCAGAGCGGCGACGATGCCGTTGTTTGTATCCTGCGTGTCAATGCTAAATTTTGTATTATCCTTTTTTGTAAACGTAATCGTCTTACCGCTTACGCTTGCGTTAACGATAGCACCTAATATACCGAGATTACTCAATGCAGTGTTAGCATTATCTGCTCCGGTACCGCCATTAGCAATAGGCAATGCTCCATTTGTGTTACCTAAACCCAAAACATAACGAACACCAGCAACGGTAGTTTGTCCTGTACCGCCGCCAGAGATAGGAAGAACTTTATATGTAGCATCGCCGCATAACGCCATATCCTGCTTTCCTGCCGCCGGAATTGGCGCAAGTCCTGCTTTACCAGAACTGTAATATGTTGCACCTGTCATATTAGCGATATTAATATTGCCACTAGAATCAGGTTTTATATTATTTACGGAACGAACAAATTTAGCTTTAATCTGTCCTAAAAAATATCTTAATCCGTCAAGATCAATTAATTTTTGCAAGTTAGCCATTATGCCAGCTCCTTTGTAATTAAATTCTGAATTTCAGCTTCGGTTGCCGTCTTTAGCTTGTAAGCTCTTGGAATAACTTCCCATGTCACTGAGCCATCATTATAAGTTGTTCCGAGTACAGCCTCTCGGAAATCTGGCTCACTCACAGCTGTGTCACCGCCAACAGTACATGCTAAGACAAGACTTTTAGGCAAGTTAGGTGACAATACGATGTCGCCATTAACATAAGATGTATTGTTCTTGCGAATGTTTAAGCTGTTAAAAAGGTACTGACTTTTTAAATCGCTCACATTTTGCAATTTATTAAAGTATTCAAGCGGCGGTGCTTCTCCTTTGTCAAGATACCCCCAACCACGCAGGTAATCAAGCTCAGGCCAAGAATCAATCATCTCACCAACGCTTGCGCTGCTGCCAAAAATTAAATCAAAAGTAGGCTGTTTCATTACCATTATTCAACAAGTCCCCCTTTCACCTTTACAATCCTTGCGAATGTTCCTTGATTAAATCCTTTAAATCTATAAGGATTTTCTCCGCTTCTACTAAAGCCGAACGTATTTGTAGCATCAAAAGAATAGACATAAATCACGCCAATACCTGCGCCACGGATAATAAGGTTCAGTGCATCAATCAAGCGGCTTTCTTGACTTGTTACTAAACGTCCTATTCCTATACGCATTTTGGCATTTCCGGCATTTACAGCAGAAATACGTTCAACACCAAAAACTTTCTTTATGCTGTGTATAGTGCTAACGCGAGAGCAGTCTGTCGTATTTTTCTCAATCTTCGAGATAACAGCAAGACGGTAATAACGGTCGTTTAAGTCGCTGGATGTAAGATAATTATCATACATACGTCTAAACGGAGCTTGCCCGAATCCCATGTTGCCATGATCAGGAAAACCAAAAAAGTCCATAGCAATAGCATTTTCAACACGGCGAGTAATATCAGCGACTTCACCGCACATATCAAGCTGCTTACCAACTGCCGTATCTGGCCATATCTGTGTCCTTATCTGCTCCCTTACTTTATCTATGCTGTCGAGTTCGTTTCCAACGGCATTAAGAAAAGCTTTAATGTTAGGCTTGTTGCGAAACTGACTTAACAAATGGTTATACATTCTTTCGCTTGTAGTCATGGTTACAACTCCAAAGCTACAGTAACATTAGCAAGCTTTGTTACTGCCAGCTCATTACGTTCAATCGAAATGTTTTCCTGCTTATACGCTTGACCGTCTTTAGACACGCTGCACTCAATATAGCTAATACCGTCAACACCGCTGTAAATAGGACCAAGCAAACGCTGATAAATAACATCATTACCCATCGACAGCTTGCCAATCTGTTCGACAACGATATTTTTAATTTTGTCGATTGCATCACCAGGTAAAATTTCTTCATTATATTCTTTAATAATAACTTTGACATAAATCTGTACCTCGTGCGGACGGCTAAAGCATACATCTTGCTCTGCACCCTCGCTGTCCTCAATGCGAACGCAAATATCGCCGTTTGTATCAATACCTAAAGGTGCTACATTCAAGATAGTCCGAGCAATAGCTTCTTCATCGCCACCGAAAACAATAGCCTGGAAGGAATGAGGTTTTAAACCATCAACTGTTTCATCAGTGCGGTTTTCGTAAATAGTTACGCTGGTAACATCCTGCAATTCAAGCAGTGCAGCCTTAATACTTTCTTTCATTCCTATGCTGTTTCTAAACACAGCAGACGCATACCGCTGACGAACCTCGGATGCTGTTTCGTAGTCACGACCTACATATGTTTCAGATTCGTTACTAACAGAAAACCAACCGTCATAATTTGTGTTGATGTAATTCACGCTATTTAGCAAAGGTCGGTCAAGCTCAGCAGCATACACACCAACGAGAACGCCTATCATGCTGTTAGGCTGACGGCTAACTGTCGAGCCTAAATTTTGCTCCAAGCTTTTAAAAATATCTTCTCTTATCTCCGGCAAACGCTTTCTGACAAAACCGTTAACTGTTACTCCGTACTCCATAGCCTAAAACCTCCTTCCTTACAATCATGCCGTATTCAGTTTCCGCTTCATAGCTTAACAACATTTTTCGTGTAGCAGATTCAAAATCAATATCAATGCTGACTAAATTGCTTACTCCGTCAACCTTTAAAATCTGCTCACGGAAAAGCTCTCTAATCAGCGTAAAATTAGGATTTTTTACAAGCACATATTCGAGATAAGGTACGCCATGCGTAACGTCTAAAAACCATTCGCCAAGAAAAGTAAGCAACTGTATTTTTATCTGCTGTGCTACACGCTCAACATCATCAATAAACATTACATCTCCATTAAGTGCAAGATCATGTGTCTTTGCGTTTAAAGCAAGGTCAAGCATTGCCGCCACCTCCTAAATAACTAGGAACATATATATCCAAGCCGTTCTCTTGAATTTGTGTAAGCAAACCACAATCAATATAAAGCTTTTCAACAATCGCTTTTTTATTGGGTATTTTTACAACATTACCTCTATCCTCTACAAGGCAAACGAAATCCATTTTGCTGTTACCTTGCCAGAACGATTCCGCATAATTATTAATATTCGTAGCTTCTGTAGCTCTAGCTGTCAAAATATCTTTGATAACAGAATCAAGCTCCGGCTGTTCAGCATCAACAATCTTTTCGCCAGCACTGCCTTCTGCCTGTGCCGATGCTTCAGATGTAGTATATCTGATTTTATCGGCAAGATTTTCTTTCAGCCATTCCCACGCATACCAATACGGTGTTAAATCAATACTGCCTACATCAGCATTGTATTTAATGCCGTATTTTTCATCATCTTCACACTTTAACGCCGCTTTTGTCTGCGATACATAAGCGCCACGAATAACAGCACGAACAGAATCAGACACACTATCAGCATTACTAAAATAACTATCAATAGCTTTTTCAATCTGGACAAAATACGTCCACGAGCTTGTCAGCGTAGGAAACGCTACAATGCAAGCTCCTTTCTGCTTTTTGTAGGCTATTATAACTTCTTCTTTTTTCATTATTTTTTTACCTCAGTGCGACGAACTTGTTTCACCATGCGGAGCTGTGTGAGTATGTCCGATAAGGCTAATGCCGCCGCCAAGCACGTCACCGCTGCACGTTATCGAACCTTGAACATTAATATTTCCGACAACATTAATCGTGTTGCCAGGTGTAAGGCTAATTTTCGTACCGCCGTTAATAACTTCAACATTTTCGGCAGATATTGACTGTGACGGCATCATTCCAACGAAGCAGAAACCGTCAGTCAAATCATATTGTCGAGGATCATGGTTATCATCAGTTCCAGCACCTAGCCATTCATCAATGCTGCGTTCTGAAAAAACAATTAAACAACTATCGCCAGGCTTTACAGGATAAGTAATCTGTGCTGCTCCTGCGTGTGGCATAAAAACAGGAACACCATCAATAACCGGGTATTCAAGAACTCTGCCGTCGGAGGTAAATTTCTTTAACGTTGACTTCACGCTGGCAAGGCAAGTAGAAGCATCAAATGACAAAATTGTACCAGGCAAGCAAGTGTGAATGTTGCCTATTTTTTGCTGCATAAGATTTTCCAATCCTTCAAGCGTATCTGCTGTTGCATCAAGGCTCATATATAATCACTCCTTCGGTACAATCTCGTACACTTCAAGCTCCGTATACCAATTCTGTCCGCTATACGAGCCGTTATGCTTTAAGCTTTCTATCTTAAACCAGCCTTTTATTTCCTGCGAATCAATGTAAACTAAATCTCCAGGATTTAATACAGGCTGTAAAAGGCATTTAACATTCCAGCCTGCTTTCTTATCCCTTTTAGGTTGGGTAGTCTTTTTACTTGTTTTTTGCTTTGCCGCTTTTGTTGGACCTTTAAGAAGTTTTTCAACAAAACCAATTAATCCGCTTTCAGGAGTAAGCTTTATAGCCTGCACATTGGTGTTGCCGCCTTGCTTAATAATCTGCAAGGTATTGTTCTGGATGCTCCATTCCAAGTCAGTGCCAGCGCAAACCTTATCAAGGCACTCACGTCCTGCACCAACAAAAGAAAACCCATTCGCAAAAGTCGTAAACTCACAATCATCAGCATACGTCACTACAAGTCCCATATCTGCTGCAACATCGTCAAGAGCTTTCTTCCTACTAACATCTTTAGCATAAGACAAGGACACGATGCTATCACGAATAGCAACGTGCCCATCATAAAGCTTCATCTCTGTTACTTTGTCAGAACCGCTCATATAGGAATAACAGTCAGTTACCCAGCCGATGAAAATTCTTTTTAATCCAGCGTCCTCGCTGTACCCCACTTCAAGGATACAGATTGTATCTGCTCTTTCCAATTTATCGGCAGTTGCTTTTGACAAGTTATAAATTTTCAGTGAACAGGAATTGCTTTGCTTAGCAAGACTTTTTGCAATGTCAAACTCAATCTCTAATCCTTGTTCTTTCGCCTTTGCTTCAATAACAACACCGTCCGAACCTTGTACTCCTAGAGTAATTTTATAGATGCGGTCAAACTGTGCCATGGTTAACCTCCATAAAATTCATCTTCTGTACAATACACGAGCGTTGCTGCTCCGTTTTGAAAATCATCTCTGCCTACACTTTCTTTGTCCGTTAAGACAAGTAATTCTCCCCTCGGAGCATTACTTTTGTGATGGTTTATTAGCAAGGGAAATTTCGGCAAAACGCAAGCGTTTGCAAGAATTACATTGTTGTTAGCGTCCCAAAGGTGCAATGCCCAAAATTGCCCTTCATGGTTCCAGCACATTCTTACTTTATATTTCTCGCCGTCAAAAGGAACGCTAAAAACAACATCATTGCCGTCAGCAAAATTAATCGTAATCATGTTACCTCCTAAAACAGCAAGCCTAATCCGCTTTTAATATTATCTACTCCGCCAGCAAGCCAGCTTTTATTTGTTGATGTTTCGCTTCCTAAAGAATCACTAATACTACCAGAAACGTTACTGCTAGGAATATTAGTAGAACCTCCGCCAACGTCAACAGAAGATATTTTTGCTGCGCCTGCGTTTGCTGCAGTTTCTCCTGCATTTTCCTCTTGCGATGCAGTAACGACATTCTCCGGTATCGTTGTCATCTGCGTTGTTACCTTAACAATCTGTTGAAAAGCTAAGTCAGCATAAATAATGCTTTTTGACGAATCCTGCTTGCTCACCCGGCAAGATGTCATAACCATGTCGTCATACTTCTTTTCAGGACGAATGATTGTTACAGGCTCTTTCTTATCTCTGATTTCCTCTAAAAGCTGCAAACCGTTAGCAAATTTCTTTTCTCCCCAACCATTCTTATAGAACCACGTTACAGGAGCAGACGAAATGCCGACAGTCATTGTCAGCTTTAAAGGCTTGTTAATAATATGGTCAGCAATTTCAAAACCTGTTTCTACCGGGTGTCCTGTTACATCCTGGTCGTAGGTGTATTCAAAAGATTTTACTATATCAACCTTTAAAGAACCAACTTGCGTAGGATTTTTAATGTTGTAACCTAAAATATCTGCAAGCATATTACTTCGCCTCGCTTAAAGGAAAGTAGTTAGCGACTGGCCAGCCGTTATTGCGACTAACAACATTGCCTACCGCAGTTGCTGTTGCTTCCGGAGAAGTGCTGGCAGTTGTAACTTGAATGTAATTCGTCGTATTGCCGCTATTGGAAATGTTAGAAGAAGTGTTTGTGGCAGTCGGATTACCTAACAAGCGGTTTACGGCAGTGCTGCCAAAATCTGAAATAGGATTAATAATATTGTTGTTCACAAAATCTTTCACGCCTTGCATAATGTTTAACTTGCTGATTAATTGGTCAACCCACTTAATAGCGTCTTTGACCCACTTGATCATGTTGTCAAAAAAGCCAGTTATTAGCTCCCATCCCGAATTTATGGTATCGGCAAAAAATGTCGCCAATACTGTTAAACTGTCCTGTATAAACCTAAAAGCGTTAACAAACAGCATAATAACTCCGGCGATAACATAACCTATTGCAGCAAGACCGGAAACAAACGCATTGCCTATTCCTTCCCACAGCCAAGAAGTTAAATTCCAAATGCCTTCAAACGCTAATTTAAATAACTCATAAATAAGCTTAGGAACAAAAGCGATAGCTGTTCCAATATCACTAAACCATTGAATAACACTATCTTTGAAGTCGATAAATTTATTTTTTATAGGCTCAAAATCTCCAAACCAGCGTTTCATCATTGTATCTGCCTTCGGGTCAGTTACCCACTTGTAAAAATCCTGTATAAGCAAAACAACAAGAGCAATCGCAGCTGCAATCAGAAGGAATTTACCCATTAACAGCATTTGCATAGCCGCTCCCCTTCGTGTCTGACTGTTAAATGCTATTTGCGCCCCGGTTGCCAAGATTAAAGCATCTCGCATAGCGACAATCCACTTCACGGCAGTTCCAATCATCATTACAAAACTGCTCCATTTTGCCATGCCAAAAAGAATGCCTGCATAAATCGCTGCAATTTGCAGACCGGAAATAAAGTTATCAAGATTAATATTCTCGATGTAGTCTGCAAATTTTGCCATGCGTTTCGCTATGCCGTCAATAATGCCCGTCTTGTCCTCAAATTCTTTGAAAAATTTTCCAATCGCATTTTGCATTTTGTTGGTTGCCTGTCCAACAGTCCAAGGCATTTTACCTAACTCCATTTTTAAACGGTCAGATTGCCCACGAATAGCATTAAAAACATCTTGTGCAGTTAATTTGCCTTCGCTGCCCATCTGTCTTAACTGTCCGATTGTAGTGCCCATACCTTCGGCAATAGCTTTTGCAAGTCTAGGAGCTTGCTCCATAATGGAGTTTAATTCATCACCACGCAACGTACCGGAACCCAAAGCCTGACCTAACTGTACCAACGCAGCTTGCTGAGATGAAGCATCACCGCCACCCAGCAACATTGCGTTTGAAACATCTTCGGTGAACAGCAAAATGTCTTTAGTGCTTTTCTTCAGCTCCTGCGCATTACGAGCAACAGATGTATAAAGCTCAGCCGTAGACTTATATTGCTGACGAGTACGGCTTGCAATATTGTAAATCTCTTTTTGAACAGCTTTTGATTCCTGCTGGCTTTTAGTTACGTTGTTTACCTGACCTTCAATAACCTTCCATTCGTCAATCGTTTTAACGATGCTTCCAAGAGTTAGCGAAACGCCAGCGAACATAGCCAGACCGCTTAACTTAGAAAATAAACTATCTACTTTATTGCCAGCTTTATCAGCAGAATCGCCAACACGTTCAAGTCCTGTTTTAACTTTTTTGGTTGTCTGCTCTACTTGCTTAACATTTGAGTTATTTACTTTGAAGCCAATCGCAATAGCTAAACTTCTTACGTCCACGGCGCATCAGCTCCTTTCTTTTTAGGGTGGTCAAGATAATATCTTTGTACATCACTCTGCATATCAAGCAGAGCGTTTATTTTGCACAAATCGCCTAAAGTTACAGTGCCTTCTTTTATTTCTGTAACAGTAACTACCTTAGCCAACACTGGCCGCCAAATAAAAGATTCAGCGGTTAGTGTTGGCGATAAGGTGCCGGGAATTTCTACTTGCTCACCAACATCTCGCGGACTCCAGAGAGGTTGGGAATTAAAGCGAAAAAATCTCCGAAATTTACCTCAATAATAAATTTTTCAAGCTTAAGCAGTTCAACAAGCTTACCAGTAAAAAGCTCATTGATAACATCTTCTGTCAGCATAACAGCTTCTTCTTCGCCCTTGATTTTAACACTGATGTATTCAGCATCAAGCAGACGTTCAGAGAACTGTGCCAGCACTTCGCCATTAAAGCTTTCGCCCAGCTGCGCAAGGATGGCACCGATATTGATTTGAGCACCTAATAATGCTTCTTTCATATTTTCCGTTTCGCCGTTAGATGTTAAACCACCTTTTAAAGCAGCAGTAATAGCTTTCTGTAAGTCACCATACAGTTTCAAGCCTTGCAGCGGAGGAAAAGCACGAACATAAAAGGTATTCGCACCGATTTTTCTGTTCTTTATTTCAAATTTTGCCTGTCTCATTTTCTACTCCTTAGCTATGACCGCCCACTAAAAATGCTTCGTCGGGAACAACTGCCATGAATACCCATTCGCATTTTCCGTCAGAAGCAGATTTGCCACGCTGAAAGTTAGGCTTCTTAACAATCCATGCCTGGTCGCTAACCATAACGCTGTCACCGCTCAAATCCTTAATAACCAACGGCAACAAGCCTGCACCGCTTTGATTATCTGCATCTTGAATTAAGCTTAACGCTGCATTGCTGGAGCTGGACTGCAACAGAGTAACAGTAACTTGCTTTAAGACAGAGGACGGGTCAATACTGCGGACAATTTCCTGGTCACAGCCAACGATAGCGGAAATTCCGTCGCCTTGCGTTTCAACATTAATAAAAGTACCTTCATCAACGCCAGTCAAGATAAGAGAGCCGAACAGCACCTTAACTTTCTTCGGGTCGTATGTCTTTACTCTTGCCATTTATTTGCCCTCCTTTAAGCCTTTTGAATAAGGTTCTCATAAGTCAAAGAACCATTAATGTTAACAGCATGGATAGCACCTGCAAGACGTGCGGTAAACATTACATCGTCAAGAACTCTTTGTGCTTTCTTGTTTGCGCTAATATTAGCAGCTTTAGGAACTGTAATAGTGTAGCCAAGATTTCTGTTGCCATCATCATCATATTCAGTCGGGGCGATACCGCCACGGTCTTGACCAAGTTTCAGAACTTTATTCAGCACACCTTCGACAAGCGCAATGCCAGCATCAGTGTACGGCAATTTCTCACGATTAATAAGCATTGCAAATTCTTCGGTTTTGATTGTTTCCACAAGCCAGTCACGGAAACGGATAACGTCAATCCATTCGCCTGCACAAGTCTTACCGTTTTGAGTAACGCTAATATCCTCAGCAAAATTCTCGAACGTATTGTAATTCTTCGCAGTTAATGCAAGGTATTCCGTTTCGGTTAAATCGTCATTAGTAATGCCAGACAATTTCTTGTTTGCCCATGTTTCACCGCCGGGATATACAGTAAAGCATCTGGACATTACAGCAGCTTCAGGAAATTCCTTTTCTGCTTCTTTATGATAAAAAATAAAGGTACGATAATAATTTTTCGCTTTCAGCTTACTGCCTGTATCTGTTGCAACGCCAGCTTGCAACGCATCGGCTTCAGCAACAGATGTACCATACAGCTTTGTATGAGCTTCAACCCATTCCGCCATTTCCATGATTTTTGCAGATGTACGGTCAACATAGCACAAGCCATACCAATCGTTGTCAACAGCACAAATCTTATTCATGTTATCAGCAGCGGAGCTATCAGAGTTCATTCTACCGATTTTAACTTTCTCATAATGCGGAATCTGGCTAAAAGCTTGTAATGCAGCTTTATAAACAGCATCCTCAGCGTTCCAACCTAAATCTAAAAGCTGGTCAGCGTCCGTAATGGTCAATACATACGCCGGAGCAGCGTGCTCATGTGCAGATACAATCATTAGCGTATTAAAGCCATTGGATGAAATACCTGTAGTATTCAAAGCAATCTCCACATTGACTAATCTGTCGATATTTGCCATATTTTCATCTCCTTAATTTTCTAATTCTCCCATGATTTCAACTTTTACAATTTCACCATCTACAGCAGGGCGTTCTTCTTTATCCTTGCCGTTATTTGTAGTGCCGTTTATTTTTAATTTGTTAAACCATTCTGCACCCTGGCTAAGCAGCTCACGGCAATACGAAACAGTCAAATCAACCGACGCTCGTTCCTGCCACGTCCTGCCATCCAATGAAATTGTAATGTCTTGCACTTGCTCGACACTGTTTATAGCCACATTTGCAGAATCATACAAGTTAATCATATCCGGCATTTCGAGATAAAGTTTAAGCTTCGACAGAAGTTCAACAGCACCATCGCCGATAGCTTGTATGTTTAACGTAGCTTCAATGATACCAGCATTGCTGTACTGTGCTGTTTCAGATAAAAAAACAACCTCGTTCCCTATACTGCGTTCAGCCAGAAGGTCAACGACGATGTTTAATTCATTTACAGCCGGAGGTTTCATTTTTGCTCTGCGAATCGGAATCGGATAATATATTTTTTGTAATACTGAAATAAAAAAATTCAATACGTCAGTACGAGTATTAGCTTCTTTCAAAATTCGCTCACCTCTACTGCATATGCACGGTAATGGTTAATAACATCACTTTGAAAAATATCGCTGGCAACCACTTCAAAAAGCTTTCCACGCCATTTAAAGCGGTCAGCCATTGTATTTGTTCGTTGGTCATCAACATAAAGTTCCTTGTCGGTATATACTTTTACCGCTCTAGCAGTCCTGCTACCTTCAGGAAGTAACATCATTTCATTAGCTTTAAGCGGCTGCACACTGGCTAACACTTTAAACTCTTGTGGTGTAGGATACATATAGGTTCCGTTGGCAAGCAGTTCAGGACTGCCGTTGTAACGCAGGACAGTTATCAGCTTTCTAAAACTACTCATGATTAGCACCTTTTCTTTCAATGACATAGCGAATTGATTGTCGCAGATGCCCGGTATCAATTAATGGTTTAGAACTTTTCTTGCGCTTTATTGTAGCAGGAGAGTTCGGGACAAACGGTCCGTCGACGATTTTTCTTTGAACCATACCTTGTACAACATTGCCTAACTGATTAAGAGCAGCGTTTGTTCCTAGTCCAAATACAGCACCATTGGCAACACGTTGAATCATTTTGTCAATCATAGGCAGATTTTCATCATACGCAGAACGCAGGAAAGAGCGTTGGGGCATATTGTCCAGTCCAAATTCATGTATCGCTGCAATAACAGCCAACGGCTGGTCAGTGTTGCGAATGCTTCCGCCTTTCCCTCGCCGTACAGCTTTGTCTTTAGCTTGTACACCAACCTTAACCACAACGCCGTCAAGGTCTTTGTTTAGCGTTCGTATGATACGATTTAAACCTAAATCTTTATCCTCTACTCTACTCATAACGCATTATCCAATCTTGTTACTATCGGAACAACGCACATAGAGCGCAGACGTTTAAATTCAATGCCATAGTACGTCTTGTCCAGCATATCAAAAGAAGCCGTCCTGTCACCGTATGAACGCTGCAAGTCACCTTCTTTTTCAGAGGTTACAGAGCCTGTAATGCCAACATCAGACGAGCCGTTTTCTCCATATTGCGCAATAAGCTGACGCAGGACAATGTGATGCGCCATAAGATAAACAAATGCTGTTATATACATATTGCCAAAAACACTTTCTGACAACATAGGCGAAACAAGATTAATGTAGACTTCTAATTCTTCATCAGTAAGAATCAGCTCGGGGCAGATAACAGAAAAAGCTTGCTTTATTTTATCTTTAGTTTCCGTTAACATTTTTCTTTGCCATGTTTACAAAAGCAAAAATAACGGAATAAATATCTTCTGCGGTTTCTGCGCCCTCTACATTGATATTGTATTTCTTAGCGAAAGCAGTCAAAGAACGCTTGCTGGATTCAGCGGACAGTCCTGCAAGGTCTGCTGCCATATCGTCAACATTTGCTTCTTTAGCATTGCCTTTCTCAACAGTAATCATTTGTTCTTTGATGTAGGCTTTTACAATAATGTTTTCGCCCCATTCATCACCAACGATACCGCACTGATCAGGCATGATATATTTACCGTCGATATTAATTACAGCTTTAGAGATGTTTTTAACTTTCATTCACTTTCCTCCTAAAAAAGAAAATGCCCTCTCATTCGAAAGGGCAGTATATAGTCAGATTAGATGCCAGAAGCCTTGTTCATGGACAGCGGATAGTAAATCAACACGCCAGCGGTACGAACCTCGCAAGGAACTTCAAATTCCAAGCCTTTTTGCTGAATAGTGTGCTGAGTGAACGGCAACGGAACTTCCAAGGTTTGATGGTCTGCATCCTTAACGTATGCAATCATCATATCCAAGCCGCCTACACCTGCGCCAGCCAGCTCATTGGCTTTCAATACAGTTACATCCGGGTTATTGCGTTTAAACACAGACAGGATGGAATCTGCGACTACATCAGAATAAGGTGTGGAAGCAATGTAGTTGTATTGATCCGGCGGCAGCACCAAGGTATTAGGATTTTCTACGTCGTTAGTCTGCTTGCTAACAGAATTGATAATGCCGTTCATATCACGCAGAATCTGCACAGCGGTTTTGTCTTTGAATTTGGTAGAAGAACCAGTACCACCAGCACCATCGGCAGCAACAGTGTAGTTGCCAATGTTAGGATTATCCAGCAAGCCTACAACGCCATGTTTAGCATCACCATGGAATGCAATGCGGTTAATATATTCGTCGAGAGCACGGCGAACAGCAATAGCCTTGCGAGCAGTCAGCGGTTTTCTTGCCATAGCAGCACGGCGCAAGTCCTGCATGGTGTAGCCATATGCTGCACCGCCAGCAATAACTTTAGCAATGTGTTCTTCAGCCAGTACATCTACACGAGTAAAGTCGGTTGCATAGTTGGCGATAGTCTTTGCCATGCCGACAGAACCCAAGGACTGATAGCTGATAGTGTCAGCGCCGGGGTCAACGTCAGAGGACATATCAAACAGTTTCAGCGCATTCAGATTAGCGAATTTCTGGTCATAGGTTTTTGCCTTTACAGCTTCGAGTTCTTTTGCAACAAAAATAGTATCGCCTGCGTCTTTACGCAAGCCGTCGCAACGCTCAATAACATTCAGGTCTAATTCATCATAGTGCATTTGAGTCATTACTATTTCACCTCTTCTTTTCTAATTAACCAATTTCGATAACTGCTAAGCCTGCCTTGTCGCAGGAAGTGATAAATTTAGCACCGCAGCCAAGAGCTTCAATAGTGCCAGCAGCAACAGCATCTTTAACAAAAGTGCCGTCAGCAAGCTTCAGATGAGCTTCATCACCGGCGTTAACCGCACCTCCGGTAGTTACCCATACACGACCTTTAGTTACAACAGGAACAGTGTAATTCTGCGGATAATATTTTTTGCCAGCTTCAGGCGGCTCAATATGAGTATGCAGAGTAACGCCGATAACTTTCGCACCGTCACCGGATGCGGACGGAGATTTCACCTGATGCTCTGCGTCAGTACCACGGATAACAGCGCAAGCAGCACCAATACCGTCAGCTTCTTCAACAGCAAAGGAATCTACAGTATGAGAGGACAAATCATACAGTGCACCAGCAAAAGCTTTGTCCATGGTTAATGCATAATTAGTAATTGCCATTGTATTCACCTCTTTCTTATTCTTCGCCGCGCATACGTGCAATCATGCGGCTACGTGCATCGTTAGCAGAATCATTCTTAGTTTCTTGCTTTTCAGCACCGCCTTTAGCTTTTACGGCTTGATTTTTTGCGTTATCATTGCGAAGCATCTCTTTAGCAGCAGAATATGCGCCGTTAATATAAGCATCAGATACACCGTCAAGCTTAAAGCTTTCACCGAATGCAGCTTTGACAATGCCTTCTTTTAACTCAGCGTTGGTCAAGCCATCGGTTTTTTCAACCTTAGCAATTTTAGCGGTTTCTTCCAGCTCCGCACGTTCCTGCATATCAGCCTTTACAGCTTCAACAGCCTCTTTTACAGCTTTCTCTTTTTCAGCGTCAGCAGCATCAACTTTAGCTTTCAAAGCATCACGCTCTGCGGTCATTGCATCAGCTTTAGCTTTTAAAGCGTCAGCATCAGCTTTAAGAGTGGTATTTTGTTCTTTTACAGTTTTAAGCTCAGTGTTAGCAGTATCAAGCTTTACACGAGCGTTTTCTTCTTTGCTTTGCAAAGAGTTGACGTAGTTGGCAATTTTCTCGTCAACTTCAAAATCAACAGAATCAATTTTAATTTTCATTTTCGTTTCTACTCCTTCGATAATTTCGTCACCGTCAAGATTAAGCCGTGCTTTTGCTCCGGCACGTGCCCTATCAACAACGGCTAAATGATTGATACGAATGTTACGCTGGATAGCATCATATTGCTGTCCGTCCGGTGTAGTGCCTGGAGTTTCTTCAACATCCACTCTGTAACCTAAAGACAAGCCACGCTTTTCACCGATAGCAGAGGGATTATGGATAACAATGTCACAGGCAATGTTTGTTTCGTCCTTCGGATAACCGCTGGACAAAATCGTGCCAATGGCTAAATCTTGTGCGGTATCACTGTTTACAATGCCGCTGGCAGGATGTCCTACCACAATAGGCTTGCCGACAAAACTTGCTTCACTGTCAGCGTCAAATACTTCCTCCGGTGGTCTGTACTCTCGTCTAATAGTCCCGTCTGGCTGTTGGTAGATATAGATGCCAGTACGTGCCACGATTGGAGAATCACGCAAGAAGCCGTCAGCGTCAGTAACTGCACCGCTAACAAACATCCATGAATCAATGCGTTCATATCGTTGTACACTTCTCAAAAAATTCACCTCCTTATTTTGGGGTATATAAAAAGCATATGCGACAAATTGCATATGCCTTCTAACTTAATTCTTTGCTTTTCTTTACATTCACCCTACCCATTGGAACTGCTGTTGTCATGTTCCATTGTTCCAGGTCAATAACAGGTAATGCTACACAACGGCAGTTATAATCCATGCACGGATGATATTTCGGAGCAGGATAAACCTTTATGCCGTTAATTTCACCAACCTTGTCGCTGTTCCAATAGAAGTATTTCCCATCCATCTCAGCATGAGAAGGTCTAACACGTTCATCATGTGACGATGACCATTGATACACGCTTATGCCGCAATCAACCTGCCTACGCATTGTTATAATGCCGTTCAGATTTCCTACCTCGTTCCTTGCGATAAATTTCGCCCGCTTGTCGGTAGTGTTAAGCAGTACCTTGATTTCTTCTTTAACTTCACTCATAGCAGTACCACGCTGAACAGCATTGCTTACAATAATTTGCAGTTTTTCAATGTAGGTATTGACTATGCTGTCCACAAGCCTGCCCTGCTGTGCTTTCCATTCTGCTTTTACTGTATCAAGTAAAGCCGAATCATTTAAAAATACATCAACGCTGACCGCTTCCGCAAAAGCACTGATGACATTAGCATCGACAACGCTTGACACGCCAGCAAGAATAAGCTCTAATTCGCTTATGGCATCCTCGATAGTCATGCTCTTTAAAAGCTCGACAAGTATCGCCTGAACGAAAGCATCCGTAACAGTGCTATCATCATCCTGGCGCAACGAATATGTCAGCATAGGTATATTGTTATTCGTGGCACTTTTTAAACGTCTTACAACGGCTCTGAGGACGCGATAATAATCACGCTCAAAATTCTTTGGATATTTCGGACGCTTCTTTACTTTAAGGTAGCGTATCGATTTCTTCTGTTTCTTCATCATCTAAATCCAGCTCACTTTCTGTAACTGGAATATCTCCACGCTCTTTGAGGTATTGGCGTGCTTGCGTTGCATCTAACAGTTGATTATCAACCAGGTCAAAAACAAGCTTAACAACGGCAGCTCTTACTTCCGCCTGTGTCTTGTCAACATTGGCTTGCTCCAGATCATTCAGCGGTTCGATTGCCTTAAACTTAATGCTCCACTTTTCAAGTTCCTTGCCGTTGGTCGGCCCTTCTTTCGCAAGCTGAATAAGTCTTACAAGATACTCTAACGCAGGACGAATCTTCCTGCGTTGAATACGTCTGACGGTATCGTAGTAAATCTGCAAGTCGCTCTTGCCTGTGCTGTTCATGCCAGCCGGAGAACGCCCAAACAAAACAGTAAAAGGATACCCGGTAACAGCGCATAAAGCCTGTTCAAACTCTTGAATAATATCCGTCAAGCCTGTGAGCGGAATGTTGAAAATGCCGTATTCATCTTCCTTGTCAACGGCTACACTGCCATTAATTCTGCGTGAGTAGTCTATCAGCTCTAAACGCCGAATAACAGCTTGCGTGCCGTCTTCTCTTGTCAGCAAATTGCTTAAACCTTCAAGCTTTAACAGCGACGTGCTAACCTTGTCCATTATGTCGATTGTTTTATTCATTGCAGTTTTTACACGGTTCAGCGCAGCCGGAACACCATCCAGGCAGGATAAGCCAGCACCATTATTAGCAATACGCTCTATCTTCGGCAGCATTTCGCCGTCAAAAATAAGCAGTCTGCTTCTGTGTACCTTAAACTGATTTCCGTTCGGTGGCGAAATCATGTAAAACTCCGGCTTGCCAAAGTTCGTATCTCGAATATCTGTATCAAGATAAATTGAAGTTGTGTCCGGGTAAATATCTCGCTTGTCAAAAATTTCTAATCCGTTAATCCTGCGTAAACGGTTGATATTAATAGGCTCGCTTAACTCCTGGCCATCGTCAGCAAGGATAAGAGCACAAGACATACCGAACAGTCTGTCCCAATATAAAGCCTCTGTAAGCTTTTCCTGAACAAACAGCGTTTCAAGCTCCTGCAAGATGCAATCGTCAGAATCGCCTTCGATTTCTATAAAATTTTTCATAGCATCATCGGCAACAAGTGTAACAATCCTTCGCACGAGAGCATTTCTGTACATTGTAGCCAATGTTAAGTCTGTGAGCTTTCGCTCATTTAGCAGGCCTTCATAATTGCGAGCTTTACGTGTAATGAAAGCATCTTTAAAGCCGCTATCTGCACGAATTGAATTATCTTTTCTTTTTACCATTATTCCTCCTAGCTCGTTAAGCCGCCCCAGCTGCGTGAATTCATGAGCTTGTTAAACGCATCACTTGACGCATCCACCATATCATCATGCTTGCTTTCCGGGAACGATTCAAGTTCTGACAGATACATATCATTCCATTCACCTTTAAGGATAAGGACGTTTCCTGCCTGCACCTGTGAAGCAAATGGAGTAGCACGAACCTCTTTGCTACCTGTCGGCGATACAATCTCCACCGAGTAACCTGCAAGCATTGATACAAGACTTTGAGCTTGCGCCTTGCCTGCCTGTCCTGGGTCTTGCGGTATCGTGATTTGTACAAATTTGTATTTGCCCTGGTCTATTGCTGCCATGTTACGCAGAAGATTCCTAGCGTCATTCGCCTTTATCTGCTTGCGTTTTACATCAAGGACGATTACTCTGCCATCGTCAAGCAGTCCCATTAACACGCCTGCTGTTGCATCAGGGTCTGGGTTAAGCGGCGTAGGCTCTGTTGCTGCCAAGTCCCAGGAACGTGCATAAGCAACGATATTTTTCGGTACAGCATCAGCAAAGGTGAAGTTTTCTGTTTTGAAGTACATACCAGCAGCAGGACGAATTTTCCAGTTACCATACAACAGACGTTCCTTGTCAATTTCAGCCAACGCTTTAAGGTTTGCCATGTATGACGGGTCTTTAGCCATTAAAACTTTGTTGTCCGTCAACTTTGATGCTATAAACGTAACCGACTTGCATTCTTCAACATTTACGCCGTGTTCCTTTGCGAGTTCATGCGGATTGCTTCCCCAATAAATAGTGTCATTTAATACGCACATATATCGTACAACACCGCTGCGCTCATAGATTGGATAACCTGTTTCTTGATTAATCCACCAGGAAATAAAATCAGCTACCCAACTATCGCTGTCCGGGTTGCACGTCGCTCTTACATAAGGACGAATACCGCACGTTGAACGGTTACGAGAAAGCATATACAAAAATTGGTGTCGGCTAAAATGCGTCAGCTCGTCAAATGCTAGATAGCAGATTTCTGAGCCTTGCCAGCCTTGCAAATCTTCGTCACGCTCCAAATGCGCAAAATGAATTCTTGCTCCGCTGGGACTAAAAAACCAATGTAGTTTTGGAGTTTTCTTAGGTTTTGCGCCTTGCACTTGTCCATATATTTTGTTAGCGGCATCCCACAAACCGCCTGAAGCTGTGATTTGAGTATAATTTTTTCGAAACACAACGCCGCTAAATTCTGCTATATCTTTATGCCTTAATCCTTCCAGGAGAAGTGCAAAGGTTTTTCCGCCGCCAGCTGCTCCACCATAAATTACTATATCAGCAGAAGAACACATAAAAGCTGTTTGCGGTCCTGGTTGCGGAGTTAGATACAGCGGCTCAAATGTATCTCTGCCGTTATTTGGAATGTAGATAGATTGGTAAGCGTCTATTGTTTCAACGCTTGCATCTTCCGCCAGCGACAATATACCTCCGTCAGCTCCTGCCAATGTAGCAAGAGTGCGAATTGCATTAACATCACTTTCTTTTAAAGCTTTGTTAAGCAACTTTGCTATCATTAAGGCTTGATAGTTTTGATCTTGCTCGTCTAAGCCGAAAGCGTGTAAAAAGTTTTTTGCTTTATCGTCGTGTACTTGTGATTCAAGTATCGTTTTTGCTATCTGCTGTAAGTTTTTTTTCGCCCGTCTTATTTCACCAGATTTTTTGCCGCCAACAGTTCCTCTTTTTCTTGCTTCATCCTTGCTTCGGACAGGCCTTAAATTGCTAACATTTCCTCGTGCTGGCACATTAAAACACCTGTCCTTTCTTTAGATTTTATTTGCTGTTTACAAGGTAAAATTCTTTTCGCAGTTCGGCGTTTACTAAAAATTGTCCGCCACATGAAACAGTCTTTGTTTTTACTCCTGGCTTTTTAATTCCTCTAGCAGTCATACAAGAGTGTTCGCCCTGAATAACTACAATAACGTCCTCTGTCCCTAAAATTTTTGTAAGAATGTCGCTAATTTCCTTGCCGATACGCTCTTGGATTTGTAGACGTTTTGTTACTGCGTCAGCAATACGTGCAATTTTGCTAATGCCGATAACTTTACCGTTAGGGATATAGCCTACATCAACAGTCATGTTATACATGAGTGCGATATGATGCTCGCAATAAGAAAAGCAGTTAATGCCTTTTAGCACTACCATATCATCATTATCGCAGGAAAAGCATTTGTTGAATTTTTTTGCGATTTCGTCGTTGCTAACACTGGCGTACTCTAATTGCTCCATTAGCATTTTTGCGAACCGTTTAGGGGTTTCAATAAGTCCCTCTCGGTTCGGGTTTTCGCCGATGCCCTCAATAATAAGCCTTGCGGCTTGTTCTAGCTTTTTAGCGTCCATGTTACACACCCCTTTTATCTTTATCCCAAATAATTTTATGAAGCTGCACTTGTACGCAGATGTTATGCGGCGATTTTTTTGCGTACTCTACAAGCTCCGCAGGTTCGATTGCGCCCCACACTGGCGAGATGTAAACTTTTGCCTGGCATTTGATTTTTTTGCAATAGTCAAGCACACGATCTACGTCGTTAAAATCTTCTTTGCTGCCAACTACAAATTTTATAACGTCCTTTGCGTTAAGGTGCTTGTAATTATCCATTAGCATTTTATTAGATTCGCCAGACGTGCCGCACTTGTAATCAATGGTATAAAAAATACCGCTTAACCTTTTTTTGTAAAGTGGTACAGCACCATTTGTTTCGATATTTACCTCATATTTGGCTTTGTGTAGCAGCTCAAGGAGTGGCTGTAAGTCGTGTAGAAGTGGCTCGCCGCCTGTAATCGTTACACGGCTACAATTATACTCGCTTATCTTATCCATAAGCTCCTGCTCATTAAAACACTCGACAGCATCGCTTGCTCGTTGAGCATATGCTGTATCACAATAACTGCAACGCAGGTTACAGCCAGCCAAACGAACGAATACAGAAGGATAGCCGGTTCGCTTCCCTTCGCCTTCGATACTTTTAAAAATTTCCACTACATTATATTTCATACACGGCAACATTCCCTTCGCTTTCCTGCACTGACACCTTAACGCAGTGCGGTACTTTTTCGCAAATCCAACGAGCAATGTTTTCTGCTGTCGGATTGTATTGTAAAACGTCGTTTAAATATTGATGGTCAAGCATATCAGAAACAAGGTTTTTAATATGCTTAAAATCTACTACCATGCCGTTAGCGTCTAAGGTTTCGCTTTGGCAGGTTACGCAGATAATCCAATTATGGCCATGTAAATTTTTACACTTGCTTTCATAATTTAAAGAAAGTTGGTGTGCTGCCGAAATTTCTAATCGTTTTGTTACTGTATACATATTAATCCTCCAACGCAGGGTCTTTCACGCCGTTAGCTTCAAATGCCATCGCACGGTCAATACACGTTCCGCAAGTTCCGCAAGGCTTTTCTCCGCCCTCGTAGCAGCTCCATGTAAACTGATATGGTGCGTTAAGCTCTAATCCAAGCTTAACAACGCCTGCTTTATTTAGATTGATAAGCGGTGCTTCAAGATGTGTGGTTCGTCCGCTACCCTCAAAAATCGCTTTATTCATATAATCAACGAATTCAGGCGTACAATCAGGATACGCTCGCCCTGCTGCATCGTCAGCATGAGCACCATAATAAATAGCTTCTGCTTCTATGCTTACAGCAACAGCGGCCGCATAAGAAAGTAACAGACCGTTTCTGAACGGCACATAGGTATCAACAGTACCTTCACCGCCAAGCTCTTTAAGTTGTTCTGCATAGGATTCATGTTTAATATCATGCTTGCTTTTAGCCAGCAATGGGCAATCGCTCATAGAGAACGCCAGCGACAAATCAGTTTCTTTATGGTCTACGCCATAAAAAGCAGCGACTTTTTTTGCGCTTTCAATTTCTCTTTTGTGCCTTTGTCCATAAAAGGCAGATAAAGCCAAAACATTTTCTGCACCATATTTTTTGACTGCAACAGCTAAACAAGTAGTGCTATCTACACCGCCGCTTAATAAAACAACTGCTTTTTTCATTTATTATTACCTCTTTTCAAAAATGAGTCTTTGCATACTCTTGAAATTTTACCCATTCTACAAAATTATTAATAGCTACTTCTTTATTTTTTACTCGCATACCAGCAGGCTTATTATATTTAACCATCGTTTTTCCATCAAACTTATATACTGCGCCGAATCTATTGCCAGATACCCACGCAGTAGAATCTACACTGTCAAAATGAAAGCGCGGCAAATATTTTAATTGAGTGAAACCCAAGCCGTGAATTTTAGCTCCATGCGAGTGTGCTTCTTTGATAAGCAAAGGGAATTTTTCAACTTCGCCTTTTGTAAATTCACCGCTAACATAACCGCCTATTGCAACATATTTATACCGCTTGCACATTTCAATAAAATCTTTCATGCCACGGCTTTTATGCCATACAGGAATCGGTGACCTTCCAACTTTTTCAGCAATGTATTTTCTGATTTTCAAAACTTCTTCGTAGCCTGCAATAGGATCAATGTCAAGCTCAAAAAATTTCTGCACATTATGTTTTTTGATGTATGCAATATAAGCATCTACATAAGTTTTTAAATCAATTTTTTTCGCATTGCCCATCAGCATAGTGAATGCCCCAGAATCAAGCATATAATCACTATACAATGGCAAATATTGTTCAGATTTTGGTGTGGTCATAAGGAAGGATTCCAAAATATACGGTCGAAGAACTTTTGATTCTTCAGCCAAAATTTCGGCTCTGCTTTCTCCCCCTGCAAGATGAATTTTCATTTTAGGGATGCTCTCCTTTGCTTTTATGTTCTCTTGATCTGGTCAAAATGCTCTTTGGAACCAGTTCCATCCCCTCCCGGCTGCCGCTAAGAATATTTTCATTATGTTCACCATTCCAATTTTTTAACGTAGGAGCAACATATTTATTCCATTGTCCACCGCCTATTGCAAGATACAAATCCATTATTGCCCCCCCAAATAGCAACTCACGGTAGCTCATACCGCCAGCTAAATACAGTTTCATATTTCAAATTCTTCGCCGCAATGTGGGCAAGTAATAGTTTTAGGCTTATGCTCGTTACTATTAGATGTAGAAGCATTTTCAAAAAAATCTCCTATTTCGCCGCCTAAATCATGCGATTCAAATCCAAAATCGCCCATATCAATATCCTCGATTTGCTCCAGCTCTAACGCTAACTTTTCAAAATCCCACCCAGCAAGTTCCCCAGTTTTATTATCTGCCAGGCGATAAGCTCTTGCTTGCTCATCTGATAAGTTCCCGGCAACAATTACCGGAGCTTCAGCTAAACCTAACTCCTGTGCTGCAAGATAGCGTGTATGACCTACAATGATAACATTATCTTTGTCGACTACGATAGGTTGATTGAAGCCAAACTCTTTGATAGAGTTAGCAACCTTTTCAACAGCTTCTTCGTTGTTTCTTGGGTTGTTTTCATACGGCGTAATGTCTGATAACGCCATTAATGTAATTTTGTTTCTTAAATCCATGATGTACCTCCATCTTTTTACAATAAAAAAGGACAGTGCTTTTTTTACACTGTCCAATAAAACTATAATAATTTTAGCAACTCTTCCGCTCGCTGACGGTCAGTTTTGACGATTTTTGCGAATTGCTTTATAAGCTCCCATTCATCATCGAACGCTCTAATATTGCGTCCCTTGCGTTCGCCAGCAGTAGTTTTTCCTTTTGGTCTGCCTGCTCCCTCACGAACACCGCCCCATTTTTTACTTTCCATGTTAACTCCTACTTATCCACCAATACAACATTACAATTCCACTAGCTAAGCCATGCGCCCACAATACCCATTCATGCAGGCTCATTTGAGGAAAATTTCTTACTGCTTCGACTACAATGCCAATAGTGAACAACCAAATTAGTATTTTCATTTTTGTTAAAACGTGGTAAAATATAGGCAGGAGGACGATTGCTCGTCCTACCTGCCGCCCTCTTATTTACGCTTTCTGGACTTGCGATTTACAGGGGGCTTCTTTTTTTGCTGCTTTTTCTTTAACTTCTCCTGTATTTGGAGAGCCGTTAATACGGAACTTAATATAAGTGAAACCGTTTCGGCAGCATCTTTTAAATTCTGATCCACGTTTTGTACCTCCTTTCTATACTTATATTATACTACATTTTTGTTTATTTGTAAAGTATTTTTTCAAAAATAATTATAAAAAGACGGTACTTTTTTGTACCGCCTTGCTTTTATTTTACTCTAAACTGTAACGCAGGAACTTTTAAACTATCTCTATAAGCATCGGTATATCTGCTGTTGATTTCAACAAATCCTTCAAGAACATAACCTTCTTGCTGGAACAGCCAAGCAGTTCTAATTGCTTCGGTATACGTTGCTGAAAATGTAAATCTTTCAATTCCGTTTGCTTTCATGCAAGCCACTATTTCAGGTACTTGTTCATCCCAGATAACCTCGGAAAGGTTAAGATTGAGATTGCCATGCTCCCTGGAGCTTTGATATTCACGCCAAATATGAATAGCACTTTTGCCAAAGTTATTTATTTTGGCAATGGCTTCATAATGAAGCTTTCTGGCTTTTTCTTTTTCTTCGTCATTTTTTGCTGCATCAAACGCAGCTATTGCTTGGAGTTCCTTTTGATAAGCTTCTTCAAAAATATTTTTCATGTTAACCGACTTCCTTCACTCTTTATTTTGTAGGTTTTCTTATCTTCCCTACACTTATATTATACTATAATTCACTATTTTTGTAAAGAGCTTTCTTTATAAAAATTTAGTTATATTTTATGCATTTAAAAAGCCGTCTACATTCGTAGGCGGCTTTTTGAGTACACAACATATTTTTAATGAGAATGGTTTATCATCCAACTGTTGCATCTTAATTATATCATTCCTTTAATTGCCTTGTAAATGACACCTTACTGACATGATTTTAAAAGGTGCTCTATTTGTATCCGAGCAAACTCTGCATCTTCGGCTGTGTAGGCTTTTTCGCAGTAACCATTACAGGAAGGCTTTGCCTGGTCTTTCTTGTAGCTAAGAATAACATTCTGGTATACAGCAAGCTGGCGCATCTGTTCATAAGCTCCTATGCTTATAACATACTCCCAAAACGCTCTTAGGTTATCTTCACCTTTGCTATAAGCTGCTATATACTCATTTAGCAAATCATGTAAAGGTTTATCCATTTTCAGCTCTGCACTTTCTTATCTTAAGAGCATTGCTGGAAGGATTTTCGCCAAGATACACACCTTTGGTGTATGGCAGATATGCTGAAACAGTGCTCTTGCTTACACGCAATTTTTCGGCTATGTTCTCCACGCTGTAACCTTGCTCATACAAATCATTGACCTGTATGGACATATCACTTTCATATGCTCCGGCATCAATGAGAACCTTCCTGACTTTTTGCTCCAAAATACGAAACAACGCAGCTACTTTTTTAATGCTGCCTTCGGCATTGTAAGACTTAATAATATCTTCCGGCTTCAAAAGATCACGCCCTTTCGATTTGCTTATCTATATTGTTGTTGCATATACGCCTGTAATTCTTTGGCAAAGTCTGCGTGTTCCTTGATATAGGCTTTGACTATCTCATAGCACTCTGCGTAGTGCTTGCCTTCCTTGTTTTTGTTATTGGTAGCAACCTTAATAGCTGCATTAAACAGTGTAGCCCCGCCCTCATTTTTAGCATCTATAAAATCTGCCAACGCTTCCTGAACTAACACCGTAATAGTTTTTTCCTGCTTATCGTAAGAATCGTTTAAAACGTCGCAGAAACTGTAATCAGTTTTATATGTCCTATAGAACATTGTTACATGTTTGCAGCCAATTTCTGCTTCTATAGCACGGCGCTCTTTGTAACACTCGGAGCATACGCCATATTCTTCAAAATAACGAATCTTACGTTCACGCTCATCACCTTTGCCGTACAGCTGTACCGTTCCAGTGTGACCGCATGAAAAAGTTACTTCGTACTTCATTTGCTCGCCCTCTTTCCGTAGCAGTACAAATTCCACGCTTGGTCATCTTGTTTCCACAAGTCTACCAACGCTTGACGTTCCGCGCGAATTTCTGCGTCGATTTTACGCTCATATTCGATTGGGTTAACGCCTTCAGGAATGTACTGCAAAGCTTCGCTGAAGGAAAACTCTTTAATATTGCCAACACCTTCACGATGGATGTCAGCAGCTTTCTGAGCACATTCACCGCACAGGAAGTTGTGCGAATTTACACCGAAGTAATGCTTGCCGCAATGCTGGCAAACCTTTTGGGTACCAGCTGCTTCTGTAATTAAGGAGCGAATTTTCGCAAACAGCTCCTTACGAGTCGTTTTCTTATTGAAGCGGAAAACTCTTTGTTCACCGCCGATTTTTACAACACACGCCTGACGATGTGCACGCCAGGTGAACTCGACTTGACCTATCTTCATGATTTACTCCCTCCTTAATTCATGCGGCTGAGAATTTCCGCCTTAATTGCTTCTTCATACTGACCAGATTTACCCAAGCAAGCTTCCAGGTGTTGAGTATTGTACATTACCATTTTTTCATACTCTTTCACCAATTCCTCTTTACTTATATTCTTTAAAGCAGCGATTTTCTTTTCTAACATCTTAACCGACTTCCTTTCTTGTAGGCTTTCTATCTTTCCTACAATTATATTATACTATATTCCTCTGCTTTTGTAAAGAGTTTTCTTTATAAAATATTAGTTTTCTTCTAAATCTTCTCTAGTCACCTCATACTCAATACTGCCGTCACGCTTGCGCAGAACTACCTCAAAGTCACAGGCAGTTGCAAGCTCCAGCAGAAGCTTAAGTGATTTGCATTTTTTAACCTTGTAGTTTAGGGACATTGGCGTAATGCCCATTTCCCTAGCTAATGTAGCCTGGTTTTTTCCTGTTGAAGCGATTAATACCTTGATTTTGTTTTCTATTGACATAGTAGCACCACCTTAATTATTATATCTCTCATCATTATACAGCGTTCTCTTTATGCAATCAATATAATCTTTTATAAAAATATTGCCTGCGAGATTTCCCGCAGGCTTTTTGTTAAGATACTTTAATCCCAGCACCTTTAAAATACAATGTTTTTACGTTAACCACTACCTTTATATTGCTATTCTGTAGGAACTATTTCAAATTCTCCTATATCAAACCATGTGTTAGTTCCGTCTACCAGGAATATTCTGCCGATTTTTTCAAGCTCCTTGATGCTGCATTCCATTGAGCTTTCTTTAAGGTGTCATATTAGCATACCCCCTTTCTGATAATCATATGCCGGAGCACTTCTTCGGTAATATCCATTGCTTTGTGAAGCTCGAGTACACACTTCTTACTTGCATGAAATGTAACCAGGACATAAATACCGTTCTCGTAGTCCTGAATTACATAAGGCATCCTTCTTTCTCCCCAGCGGTCTGTTTTTTCAACTACGCCACCATTAGAAGCTATTAAGTCATTGAACTTCAAGATAACATCCTCGACTATTTCCTGCTCCGGGCGCATAACGTACATAATTTCATAAGCGTTCATTTTTCTTTCCTCCTTACATTTGTTCATCTTCCTGAAAACTGTAGTAACTGCCGTCACCTATAATGATATGATCATAGCAAGGTATTCCCATTATTGCCCCGGCTTTAACAATATCCCTGGTTAACTTTTTATCGTCAGCACTAGGTGTTGCAAGGCCTGAAGGATGATTATGCGCTACAAAGATTGCAGCAGCATTTTTCATGATGGCATACTTGAAAATCTCTCTAGGATGAACATAACAGTTAGTCAGCGTTCCTTTCAGTATAGCTCTTGCCTCAATTATTCTGTTTTTGCTGTCTGCTGCAATTACCCAGAATTCTTCATGATTTAAATACCGCAACTTCGGCATCATATATTCAGCTAAGTCTTGCGGAGCACAGCAGTGTCTCTTTTCCTCAGCTTTGGTTTCGGTGAAAGCTCTTTTGCCTAACTCTACACCACACAGGAACGCTTCTGCTTTCTGTTTGTCTAATCCATATGCTTTCAGCTCATCGGTATCTTCCAGGCGATACAATTTCTGTGCCGTTAATTCGGAAACCTTATAAGCTTCCTGCCCGAGCAACGCTTCGCATAACTCTTTATAACTTTTCTCTGCTACTTTACACATACTTTTACTCCAATCTTTTTTCCAGCGCACACCTTTCGGTGTACGCCGGTTCTTTTATTTATGCCTGTTTGTAGGGATAGCAGCTTGCTGGCATCAGCAGCTTTTCACGCAGTGCGTCGATTCTCTTTTGGCGGCGTTTAATATTTGCCATGATTTCATGGTATTCATCTCCGGCAAGAGGGAGCGTTTCTAACATCAGTACATACTTTATAAGTTGTCTTGTTCTCACATTAATCACATCCAATCTTCGCAATTCTTAAGATATTCTTTCTTTGCTTCAAGTAAAGCTTTTTTTATAACCGGGTCAGAGTTAACTTGCTCATAAGTCAAAAGCAGAGCATCCAGCGTTTCGTCAAGCTCATACGTTATACAAAACTCATGGTTAGCAAGTTCATAACGAAAGGCTGATTTTAAGAAGTTGAAATCTTTCATGTGCTCCTTCTTTTCGATGTTCAGGCGTTTTACTAATTCATTATGAGCCTTTGCCTGGGCACGAAGGATATATCCTCCGAAGCCGATTTGATAAACCTTGTCTGTATCATCCGGAGCTAAACCAAATCTTTTCATGCCTTCGTTGAACTGTTCTTCAGTAAAAGCAAAGAACGTTTTATCTTTGGTAAAGCTTTCGTATTCCTTTTGCTGTTCGTTGATTAAGGTTGAGTAATCTTTGTATTTCAACATTATGTATCCCTCCTAAAAAGTCATAAATTTCATCATTGGTTTTTGGACCTTAAATTCCATATCTCCGATATGGTTATTGATTCTTGTCAAGCATTTTACGATAGCGTTCGCTTCACCCTCGCTAAACGGCATGCAGTAGCCTTCCTTATCGGTATTGCACAGCAGCACGTTACCGCACAGGCACTGATCATGTAAACGGCCGTAACCATAAATAGCACTTGCCAGCTCATTGGCCACCGGGTTTTCATTTTTCAGAAGAAATTCTTCATCGAAAATCAGTGTAACACCGGGAATGATTCCGAGTTGTCCGTCGAACTCTACCAGCTGAAGCGGAACTTCTTTAATGTCGACGTACTCGCATTCGCACAGTTCATACATTGACTTAAGCGTGATAACTCCCTCGTATGGTACTTTCTCCACAGAATTGGTTTTGCCATTGGCATCAACCACAGTTTTCAGTAAAATTGCATAGTTCATAAAATCGACTTCCTTTCTAAAGCTATTGGCAAGGACTTTGAACCTTCTGCCCGGTAGCTTTACAGGAGCTTAAGCTCCTGTCATCAGCTTTTAAAGCTCTATACCTCTTTCCGCTGCAATTTCTTCCAGCTCTTCAAAGTGCTCATTCAAGCATTGATGATGCCATGGGTCGCGCGAGCTGTTGTAAATCTTAATCAGCCTAGCGTTTTCATGCTTAAGTTCTTCATTAGTCATGTCTTTAGGTTCTTTCATTAGTTCTTCCTCCTTAAATTTCAATTTCACCTTCGGTAAAGTTACGATAAATCTCTTCAGCCATGTAGTAAGCGTCACGAGCTTTTTCGTATTCATCCTCAGTATCTCCGATAATATCAGATGTAGTCATATCATCACCCATATTTGTTGTTGGGTGATTTTCAAGCCATTCATTAGCATCATCTTGCGCTTTTTCAAACTCGAATTTTTTATCTATCCAAGCATCATAAGCTTTGCATTTAGCCTCTCTAAGTGTTTCAATGATGTAGGTTAACTGTGTGTAGTTTAATTTCATGTTGTTCTACTCCTTTCTATTGTTCAATCATAGTAACATCGTAGCGGCAATATTTATACTCCACGGTGTCTTTACCCCAGGTAAAGGTTCTTCTGAGCTGAAATTCTCTTCCGTTATAGCCGATGCTGAACAGAAGATAATCAACTGTATATCCATTGCTTGCGCTTTCAAGCAGAATAATCTGCTTCATCGCCGGAGCAAAGCCGAAGTATTTTTCCAGGCATTTGCAGGCAAGCTTTTTCATTTCTTGCTTTTCTTGATAAGTCATTTTTAAGTCCTCCTTAAAGTTTAAGCTTTAGGCACAGGGTTTAAACTGTCTGCCTGCCAGCTTTACAAGGGCTATCGCCCTTGTCATCAGCTTTTATTTAGCTTCTGTGATTTCTTTGAGCATCTTTTCAAGCTCCTTAACTTCCTCCCATTTTCGTTGTTCATTACGTGCAGCAACTTCATTGCCGGGAAGTTTATCTGCTCTATCTTTGTACTCACCCCAAACAAGTACCGCCTGTCTGAAAGCTAATCTCAAAATTTTTTCTTGTGTCATTTTTACGACTTCCTTTCTTGTAGGTTACTCTATCTTCCCTACACTTATATTATACTATAAAACTCACCTTTTATAAAGAGTTTTCTTTATAAAAGGTGAGTTTTTCTTATTGTTTTTCGATATTTTTTTCTTTGGCAAGACGAACTGCCCTTCTGCGCTTTTTATCTTCCAGCAGGTTCACGCCATCTACGCCAAACAGCAAAGCGGTTAGCTGCTCGACAGCATCGTTTGTATCACGCCATATCTGCCTTTCGCTTACTGACCATTTTTGCGCAAGGCTTGCTACCATATCGGTAACATACGCTTCCGGCGGACAAGGTTTAAGGAACAGCACGTCAAGCACATCTGCCCGGCGCAAATCTTCCTGCTTGCCGCTGTTATACCTGGTCTGCTTGTAAAGTGCTATCATATCATCCATATAGTTTATCAACACTTTGGTTCGCATGGTTGAGCTTATAATGCTTTCAAGCTTTAGCTCATTAGCTCCCATGCTTTTCAGGTTTTGGAATGAATCAAGAATCTCGATAGCTGAAATCTGCTCATCGTCGATATTGACAATCTCGCTAGTCTTTAACGCTGCGTGTTCCTGAAGGCTTCTGTAATTCTTTAGCAGCAAGCGCACGTTATACAGTCGCTTGTCAAAATCCCTTCGCTGTGCTTCTTTGCTGTACAAATCATCACACAGCTTTTTAGAGGTCTTCTTGGCGGTCTGTTCTGCCACACGTTCGATAAGTTCTTCGAAATACGCCAGCGGAACGGTTATCGTGTTTTGATTTTCATTTACAGTCATATCTTCCATGCGCTTACTCCCTTCTGTTATTTAAGTTCTTCGATAAGGCGGTCAAGATACCACCTTGCTTTTAGGCAATCTTCTGCGCCGTTCTTTTCTTCGTAACGCCATAAATATTTGATAATGTTGGCAACGCAGACAGCTTCAATGCCTGTTTTGCCAACGGTAGCAGCCTTTAGAGCATCTATACACTCAATACCGCCTTTGGTGTAGTGTTTCGGATGATTTACGTTATCCTCAGGGAGCGGCATTGTAAAGCTATCTTTTGAATTCTTCGGTGCTTCTTTGACAATAACGTATTTATCATCTTTTAATCCGATAAAACTAAATGGAGATTTAAACGCACTCATTATCTATGCTCCTTTATCCATTTTTTGTGTCTGGCAACTGCTCCAGCTGTAGGTGAAGCCTTTAGCGTTTCAAGATACATAGCTTTCAGTACCTCGCACTGCTGGGTTTTCCATTCGTTAAAAGCTTTACAGTTAGCATGACAGCCTATTTTTCTTTCTGTGCATCCTCTGCATGGTGTTTTCATGTAGTACCTCTAAAATAATTCTTGTTAATAGCTTCTTCAGGCGAAGCAGCTAACACTTTTTCACGAAAATCAACTTCGTCTGAAAACAAACTGCGCCAGCTAATAAGATAAAGCTTAGCGCCCTGTTGAGCCATAACCGCCACCACGAACAGCACTTGCTTCATCGTCCGAGGTTACCCAGTAACGCACGAAGATTCCCTGTGCACAGCGTTCCCCCTCTCTGATGATGATGGTTTCGCTGCCGTTATTTCTGAATTTAACACCTATATTGCCGTCATTGTCCTGGTTGTTAGCATAATCGCTATCAATAATGCCTACGCTGTTAACTAGCGACAAATTGAACTTAACCGCAAGACTGCTGCGGATGAACAGCATCAGGACCATATCGCCAGGCATAATAGCTTTGATGTTCAGCGGAATAAGTACGCTTTCACCGCCAGCTGGAATAAAAATATCGGTCGGGGCATAAAAATCATAGCCAGCAGAAAACTGTGTGCTACGTTGCGGAAGCTTCGTGTTCGCTGGTGCGTCAATCGTCGGTAAAAATTTAATCATCTTAAAAACCTCCTAAAATATCTCTCCAGATTATAACCATGATTCCAATACTACCCATAATAGCAAGAATTTCCATACAAATACTTGCAACAAGATGTAAATATTTCAAATTACCACTCCCTGTTTAACATCCATAAAGCTACACACATAACAGCTACGTCAAGCAGTGTGCAACTGACAATATCAATTAAGCATATTTCCATTGGTTGTACCTGCTAATTTGGCTCTTTGCGCCTTTATTGCATCCAACAAATATTGCTGAAATCGGCAATCATCATCTAATGCAATTTTTCCTGTTTCTTCCAGTTTTCTTTCCATGTAGTTAAAATTTCTTTCAATTTCGAACTGCATCTGTGTTAACATCCAATCCGGAAAGTTTTCAATGTTAGCATCCAGCTCATTTTCAATTTGCGCCAATGCCTGTGTGCCTAGCCTGTTTACGGCATATCTAAATGCAAACAGCAGGACAAGTAATTTTTCATCTTTCATTTTTTTACTCCTTATTGTAATGAACTAATTTCGCCGCTTCTGTCATCATGCTCATTAATTCTTGCATAGCCATTTCTTCACCATATTTGCCACGCACACCTAATGCTGCCTGCGCCATCGTACCAATGATCAAGCTTTTAAGGATAATATAATTACCTGATGCACAAACAACATCATCGTTATTGCTGTCATTATAGGCAATTATAAAAGATGCTCCACATTCTTGTAGCAGTTCTTTCGCCTGTTCGGCTTTCTTGTAATTAATCATCATTTTTCCGCCTTTCTTATCCAAACGCCATTAGCTAACTTTTCCAAATCTATTTTCTCCCGGCAATGCGGACAAATCGGCATCATATCATTCTTTCGTCCCATATGTTCCTGTAGCATCTTTAGCACACGTTTATATGGTCGAAACTTCGTGCCAATCTCATAGCACCTCAAAGTCTGTTTCCTAGCTCTGTCATAGTCCTTTGCTATTGCTTGCCAATCGTTACACATCAGCTCCAGTACAACGATAGGTTCAACCATGTTGCCACAGTGATTGCAGAAGCAGATTTTGGTGTCCGGGTCGACTGTAAAACTGATAGGCTTTTTACTGCCACCATAGATGTCTGTTTCTTTATAGCAATGGCAAGTATTTCTGCCCTGCTCACGCTTAATTGGTGAAAACTTTAATATTTTCATTTTTCCTGCTCTTTCCAGTATACAATTTCTCGCCCACAATAAGGACAATAGCCGTATTCTTCATAACGGTCAATAAATTCAGCATTACACTCGTTGCACCTGTATTCTGACACTAATTCATCACATACAAAACGTTGCAACCGTATTACTGTTGTTTTTTCCATGTTCTTTATCACTCCTTTATAAAAAAGCGGCGGCGTGAGAATTCTCAGCAATGCCTACTGCCATTCGGCAACCCAGCCGCCGCGCCCATGGGCTTAATTATCAGAAATTACAACACTATAATCTGGTTCTTCCCAACCTATTGGGAGCAAAACCTTTGACGCAGGGTATTTGCGGCCGTCAACGCTGATAAACACCTCTCCGTATGGTTCTTGTCTCTCCAATATTTCAATCAAGTCTTCAACAGTCATTTTACTCACTCCTTACTATTTACGATTTTTCTGCCACAATAAGGGCAAAATTTATAATTGTCATCACGGTCAAGGAACTTTTCACCACACTCACCACACACATATGAAATTATTGGGGAGTCATATTCAGAATAATATTGTTCCATTATTACCATTGTTTCTTCCATTCTTATCACCTCCTCGGCCATTTTTTGACGGCTTCCGGGTGCTTTGCTTTCATTCTTTGCACAAACAATTTTTTAAAACTTAACCACGCATATCTATTTCTTCTAAAAACAACATTTACGGCACGCCTAATCATTACTAATCGTGGCAAGAATTCACTTCCGGGCGGTTTCAAATGTTTGTAGTCGTTTAGCTTATTGCCAATTGTTCTTTTCATAAATCTCACCTCAACTTTTTCAAAGGAGTTTACAAGAGATTTTGCAACCTGTTGCGATTTTCTCTTCTTAACGCTCTCTTACCCACTTTTTGGCAAACAGTCTCAGATAATGTATGTAACCGTTATCACTTAATGGTTTAACTACTTTTCGGATTTTAGGCTTTAAAATTGTTGTGATTGGATAACCATCTACAATTAAGCCTGCACCCTTTTCCCTGCACGTAGCCTTAATTTCATCCTCATGTTTGCTATAAAGCTCATTCGGAACGAAATAGTATAAGCCTTTAACGTCTGGGTGGTCGTGATACTTATCTTTCTTTTGGTCTGCTCTAAAATCTGAAATGCTGATTTTAATTTCGACCTCGTAAAGATAATTACTATTGGTTATATATAGAAAGTCAGCTTCGTAGCACCCCGAGTATCGGTCTTGTCGTTCTCCGCCGTCCCATACTCTCCAGTACTGGTCCATTATGATATTTGGTCCGCAGTCTAAGCCACGCTCGATGCCGTATAAACGCCCTAAACGTGAACTAAGACTGTCTTCTGTATGTTTATCGCCATAATTCATTTAAAGCCTCCTACAGTTCATACACCCACCGACGTTTTAATTCTTTCGGAACGCCCTTATCCCTGCCGCTCCGCTTTCCTGTCCACATCACACCACCTGCAATGCCATCGTCGATAAAATTGCTGGCCTTCAGACTCGCGCCGCTTTCAGATTCTAGCGTGTATGTGATAACTTTTTTATATCCCATTGCCTTTGCAACTCTGATGCACGCTCCGTAAAGCATTGAGCAAGCATTTTTCGTACCGTCTGTGCAAAGCCTGTTAACCTCTAGCGTTAAGCCATCGTCCAGAAATCGACTAACAGGACGGCCGCAGATTGCAACGCCAATCAACTCACCATTAGTTAAGCCTAGCGCAAATTTGCATCCAGCAACACTACTATGATGTCGATGATTTGCAGTTACAAAACTATTGGCTTGCTTTAGCGTGATTGGTATTACCTTACAACTCATACTCCACACCCATTTCATCAGCTACGGCAGGCAGCGCAGTTTCTGCTTCTTCCTTGGTACGGTATACCCAGCCTTTATCAAACATAGCTACGTCATATGCTAGCCCTTGCCAGATAACGTCAACAACAATCCAAACTGTTGGGTCTCCAAAAAATCTGCCGCCAAAAGAATAATATTGTTCCCCGGCTTTCGGCTTCCACGGTAACTTAATAATTTCGTCCTTGCCATTCAGTAAGGCAGCAAAGGCTACCTTAGCAGATACGTCGGCTAGTTCAATACCGCTATCATGGGTTAATTTTAATCCATCGTTAGTTAATCTATAGATCAATTCGTTATCGCCTTTCACCTTAAATTCTTCGCCCAGCTGCAATCCCAGCATTTGGGCGATTTGGGGGATTAAATTTTTAGCCATGTTATCACTCCTTTATTTCTGAATAACTACTCCTTCATAGCCTTACTTGCCTTTGCTATTTTCTCAATCAGCTTATCTACAGCCTTGTCCGCAAACTCACCTGTAGCTTTGATGTTGGCAGGTGTTATATGTTCCGCAGCATACATAGCGTATATTTCTTTTTCTGTCGGGAGAAATGCCCCCAACATATCTAAAATCAAAGCCGTACAAACAATTATTTTAGCTGCCTTAACGTCTTTATCGTTACTATTAAAGGCTGTCATGGCTGCTAATGCAACAAACACGGCGTATATAGTTACAAAAAAACCTACTATGCAGCAAATCCCTTGTATCGTGTCTATTCTTCCTGCCCAGTATATCAGCCACGGTGAAATAATCGGTTCGTTCATTACTCTTCCTCCTCCCTTTATCAGCGACAATCCCATGTTTCGAGATATGCCCATTCACGTTCCATATCGTATTCTATTTGTTTATCATCATAGATTTCTTTTCGTGTGGGCAAATATCCATACTCCGCTATTGCCTGCTTTACTACTTCACGAGCTTCCATTTTATCAAGTAGCATACAATATTTTGCAAGCATTCTTCGTCTCGGCTTCGCCCCTAACCTAGCTAAAAACTCGTCAGTCCAATCATTTTGATGATAATACCATGAAAACTTTTGTCGGCAAGGTACTTTCCGCTTTGCACAGCTATGCTTACATTTTCTGCACGATTTATACGTTACAAATTCTTTGTACTCTGCGGCGCTATCGCATAGACACCTTTTTAATCTACTCATTACTCTTACACCCCACAATCTTTCTGCCGCACCAGCAGCAGTACGACTGCCCAAAATTTTCAAACGTACCACCGCACTTTTTGCAGCGATACATCGGGAACGCCTCTTGATAGTATCCCATATACGTCGCCACTGCTTTATTGTCAAGCTCATGCTTTAAAGCTGTTAATACAACCTTTTTCTTTTTTATCCGGGAGATAACCCATTTTTTATCGTTATCTGTCAAACGGCCACGTTGAAGCGCAAACTTCGACTTCGAGATTGTCCCTTTAGTCTCCAAAATTTGTTCACGTAACATCTTTTCGCGTTCCGGCAGGCTATCCCACCATTGTTTACGTTCTGGAGTCATTACCTCTTCCTCCTTTAGTCAATTTCTTCAGCTTCGGTATATTCAATTTCCTCGTCACAGTTAATGCTAACCGTAGCAGAATCGGTGTCACACACGCCAATTATCTTATCAGTGCCACCATTGCCAACAAAAGCCATTACCGAGGAACATTCATTGTAAGCTCTTTCAATAGCATCTTCCTTATCTTCCGCTTCCAATTCTACTCGCACCCATGTCGATACTTTTCCATAAACCGCATATTTTTTCATTCACTCTTCCTCCGCAACCAGAATTATACTTTTGCTCACTGCTACTACCTCCGCTTCCTTTCAACTTTTATCTCAAATTAATAACCACTTCCTTGCCTTGACGTTCTTCGATACACCGGTCGTTAATGAGCCAGCATTCATCTTCTTTACCATTTTCGTCATAGCATTTGACTGTTATTTCCATTCCTTCGCAGTCATGTTTGACTGCCCATTTATAAAACTCTTCGACGGTCATTATTATCACCTCTCTATTTTTACAAAAAATGTCCAACGTGTTTTCCCTTGCTTATCTCCGGCAAGAGGAAGATAAGGTAGGGCGCATCTCAGCACATCTTTATGCGGAATATCTTCGTCGCTCCATTTAAACAGCAGCATCCCACCAGGTTTAAGCACTCTAAAGCACTCAGTAAACGCTTTTATCATCCACTCTTCCCATAGGACCGGTAGTTTTCCGTATTTTTGCGCTAACCAGCTGCTCTCGCCAACTTTTACCAGGTGTGGCGGGTCGAAGATGATACAGTTAAATGCTTCGTTGGCTATGTCTTCCATGTTAGTTACATCAATTAGCTTGTTAGGCTGAATATGTAATTCTCTTCCGTCGCAAAGCTTTGTATGCAGCTCTCGTATGTCACAAAACATAACAGCGTCGCTCTCTTTGTCATGGTAGAACATCTTGCTTCCACAGCATGGATCTAAGATAAACGGCTTATCCATTATTGCCTCCTTGCGCTGCATTGATTTTTTTAGCAAGCTCATCCATAGCTTTCTCTGCTTCTTCATAATCGCTACATTCTTTATAGCCGAATTCTTCTCCGTTTTTCATGCTTACGAGGATTGTATAATAGCAGCGACTCATACCTTTGCACAGCGCCACTCTTAAGCCAACAACATTGCTCATATCATGCCACGTGCCATTCTTAAGCTTAATTAACATTCCTTTCGCTCTTCCTCCTTGCGTCCGCCGACATTCTCCAGCTCATCACCGATACGCTTAATGGTTCTGCCCAGGATTTTGCACGTTTTCTTTAGCCACTCTACGCTGTGCCCTTCAAGTACCTTGTCCATTTCTTCGTCGGACAAATCACTAAAGCAGATGCTTTGCCAATGTTTACCACGTTTAATGCGGAAATATACGCCGTCTAAATCTCTATTCATTTTTCAACCCCCTTAACTAATTTACTCTCTTATAACATTACATCTCCATCAAGTCCAAACAATGACTGATTACCGCCTTGTTTCGTCGGTATTTCCATCCAGTATTTGAAAACCTCTTCGCCTTTTGTGAAATTTTTAAAAGGCATTCCAGCGTCTTGTCTTGCTTTCAACATTTTCTCAAAAGCCAAACAATATAATTTCTTGTACGCTGGCCATCTTTGAAATTCACGTTCTTTATTTTTTTGCGTTGCAAACGGACATCCAATACAGCCTATACGCTTAAAGCCTTCGTCATAAAGTGAGCAGTAGGGGATATTGTATTTTTTGATATATTCCCAAACTTCTGTATCACTCCACTCAATAATCGGATGAATAAATGATTTCCCATTCTTATTCCGACAAGTTTCGACGAGCTTTCTTTTGCTTCGCCTTGCGCTTTCAGCATGACGCACACCCGTTGCAATTACTCTGTTTTCGCCGCCCCGTTCTTTGAAATATTCACAACAATATCTAGATTTTCTTGTTGGTGGAAATTTCTTTTTTACAATCAGTTGCCACATTGAAAGTTCTGGTCGATGCTTTTCCACTTCTGGATATTGCTCACGGATGAAACGTACAAGTTCTGGCGGGTCAACTGTTGTAAGATTGTAATGAGCGTCAAATTTAACGCCTGCACGCTTGCATAAATCAAGAACAACACAGCTATCTTTGCCGCCGCTGAAGGCGACATAGTAACCTTCTGGCGGCTCATGTAACTGTAATCTTTTAATCGCTATGTTTACCTTATCGACTTCTCCATACAAAGTATTTTCGATAAGCATTTATTCCCACTCCTTTCTCTTTTAATTGCTATCAACAAAGCAGTTCGCCACCTCAACAACCCTTGTTAGGATGAGTGATTCGTAGCTTTTCTTCTTTTCGTTCTTCCTGCCAATATGTCCATTTTGCGTAACTCGCTACGCATCAGCTCACGTGCTTTACGCAAGCAGTAACGATAATATTTCAGTTTCTGCTGTCTACGCTTTACCACATCCATATTAACCACCCAATCGCAGCACCTAGCAGAGCACCAAGCATAGCAGGTATGCCGATGATTAGTATAACCGTGATCATGTCGATGATTACATTTAGCAATTTACTCATTTACATTACCTTTTTTTGCCGTCTACAGAAAACGTTGCTTTAAGGAAAAATCAACCATTATTCTCACCTCTGTTCGGATTTTGTTTCCAGCCACCTACAGGACGATACAGATGCAAAACATCGTATATCCTGCCTACGCCGTGCAGATATTCACTTTCCTTCGGATGAATCTGATGAACTTCTTCTTCCGGTAGCCAGAACACATCTTTAACCTGGCACATAACCTCCCATGACGGCGTTTTATTCGTTGTGCCGCAAAATTTCACGCTTACGTGCTCCCAGTTAAGGTTAAGCAATTTATCATGCTCGATACCTACAACACATTGCAATTGCTTCTTTACGCCTGGCAAGGTTAAGAAACCGCTGACAAGCAAGCCCTCAAAAGAAAACTCTTTGTTCTTGTCCTCGATAAACCTATCACTTGCAAGAATTTCCTTAATGTCTTTCATTTTTACCATCCTTTAAAACATCGAAATTGCTTTAAATTTTCTCGGCGCAAGCATTTTATTTTTTGCTAATTTATACATATCACGGCTTATTTCAAAACCGTAACTGCTTCTGCCTAACTCCTGCGCAGCTCGTAATGTCGCTGCGCTTCCTGCCACTGGATCAATAACTATATCGTTAGCGTCGGTAAAAATCGTAATAAGTTGCTTTAACAATCCTACTGGCTTCTGCGTCGGGTGGATTTTAGGATAAGCTTTGCTATCTCTTAACCATTTAATCCAATCAAACACCATTTTACCGTTGTTATTAAACTTTGGTAGTTTCTCACGATACAGCACAAGGGCGTGCTCCGTTGCTCCTACAATACGCATATTAGCTTTAAGTACCTGCGCAGAATAATCTTTGATAAACGTCAATGGAATGTAATTTTTAAATCCATGTTTAGCGGCGTACTTGATGACCATTTCCATTTGTTCAAAAGAGCAAAATACAATCATGCACGGTGCCTTGTTTTTTTCCTTCGGCTCTTTTTTTAGTAAGCGATTGCAAAAATGGAAATACTCGGCAATGTTAAAATTGTAATCGCTGTTAAAAAACGCCTTGCCAGCAAGCTTGCTTTCACCGTTTTTTCTGTCTCCGCCGACATACCACATTGGATTACTGCCGTAAGCATCATGGCCTACGTTATACGGTATATCAGCAATTACTAGCTGTGCTTTTGGGATTCCATACCGCTTGAAATTTTGAAAATTATCGTTATAAAGCTCAGTCTTGATGCTCATGCTCTTTTTCTCCTTGCTCCGCACAGTTGCGGATTATTACTGCACTGTTTACATTCCTTATCACATTCCCAGCAGCATACGTGGCAAACCTCGCTTCTTACGCAGCCTGGGAACGGAAAAGGGCAAACATATTTGTTTTTCAGTTTTTTCGTGATTATCGGCTCTTCATCTTTTAAAAATTTCTCGGCAGGCTTCTGAGCTGTAGCCTTGCTTTTGTTAGTTTCCTGCCTTCTTATTTGCGCAATGCTCATGATTTTGTGCTTGCACTCCTTGCCTCCACAGCTCATTCCTTGCCGCCGGGCTAGGTTAGATACATCTCTGTAACATTCTGTGCCGCATTCACAAACACATCTTGCAACAGAAGTCTTCTTTTTAGGTCTGATGCTGATAACGCCTGGAGGATAAATTTCAAGCACTGTCAGCATACCTATTTTCTGCCCTAGCAGATAGCTCCAATCCTTATTCTGCATTAAACCGACTTCCTTTCGCTTTACTTTAACCAAATCGTGCCATAGCATGATGAGCATCTAAACGCCCATTTTACAGCACCTTTTCTGTCTACAATCTTTGCACCGTAGACAAGCTTTATTTTTTCCTGCTTGCAATGAGGGCAGCATTGCTTGCCTTCGGCTGTTGTTCCAAGTAGATATTTCACTGTTGCCCCTCCGTTACAGTCAGAAATTTTAACACTCTTCCTGTATTACTAATTCTGTATTCTTCCAGATCATCACGCTTCAGGTACTGCCTTCCGTATAGTGCCTTCATATTCTCCCATACAAGGAACGGCACATTATAAAAATCTGTCAGATTAAACGATACCAGGACAAAGCACCTTGCTCCTAAAAAATGATGAACCTTTAGGTATTCAAGCTGGTGCGGTTCAAGTCTGCTTCGCAGCATCTTGTCGCCGTCGGTGTGCTTCGCTTCAAAGCACACCGCTAAACCACCCCTTAGCGTTCCCTTATAGTCAACGCCGCTTTTCTTTGCATAATTGGCAATGAACTGTCCATGCGCTCCATAAGGGCGGATATAATGTACAGGCTCACTCTGTTTCTCAATTTTCGCAATGCCATGTTCCTCGTAATACTGGCAGCCTGCGTCAATCATCTTTTCAAAGAACGAACCGCTTGCCTTGCTACGCTTGCCCACGAGGATACTTTTAAGCTGATTCATGTTTCTTGTACCCCTTGAATTTCATTCTGCTGAAAGCGTAACGCAGATAAGCTAAGTCCTGAAGCACATCAATGTATTCAAGCTTATCAACATACACTTTGCTTCTTCCCCACGTGCTAATCAGCTTCATGCTAGGATTGTAGGTCTGGTGATATATCGTTTTGTACAAAAAGCAATATTCACTGCAAATCTTCTTGAAATCATCTTTCTTTAATTCGATTTCAGTCCACGCCAGCTTACGCAAGCGGTTAACTTCGTCTTTAATCTTCATGCTGCACCTCGCTTAAAACGGAATTTCCTCATTAAAAGGTACTGTGCTGCCAAAACCTTGGAAGTCCTGGCTTTCTTCTCCCGGTGTCTGTTGGGATTCGCCGCCTTGCTCTCTACGCTCAATGAATTCAAAGTGCTCCGCAATGACCTCGGTTACATATTTCTTTTGACCGTCTTTAGCTTCATAATTGCGAATTTGCAGTCTGCCTTCAACTAACACACGCTGTCCCTTGCTAAGGTAGTTGCCACAGATTTCAGCCTGTTTACCCCAGATAACAACAGGGATAAAGTCAGCTTCACGCTGCTTGTCTTTCGAATAAGGTCTGTCCACAGCAAGCGTGAACTGAGCAACAACCTTGCTTGTAGAAGTGTATCTTACCTCCGGGTCTTTTGTCAGTCTGCCTAATAAAACGATTTTGTTCATGCTTTTTGTTCCTTTCTCTTTAACGGATTGTCCTGGCAGAAAATTTCGCCGCCTTCTTTTTTGATTTTTGCTTTGATTTCGGCAATAGCTTTATGCAGATAATAAACCTCACCGCTGTCATGATACATATTGATATAGAAATTTACTATTGTCGTAAAATATCTCTTATCTTTATCACGATTTGCACTTTCAGTGATTCTCGTAAGCTCTTTAGCGTCCATAAGTCCCTCCTATAATCCTAATAATTTGTTGGTAGCAGCAAAGCCTTCTGCAACCTTCTTCCTGCGTCTGCTTGCGTGTGTAACCTCTACCGGGTGGCACATCTGTAAAATGCGGTCATAGATTCTTGTTTCCGTTATCGTCTGCGGCTTTTTGATTGTTTCAATCGGCAAATTTGTTGTGATGATTGTAGGCAATCCGCTTCGGCAACGGCTGTCGATAATCTGGAACACTAACTCCTGAGCAAACTCCGTTCGCCGTTCTGCTCCTAAATCATCAAGCACTAACAACTCAAATTGATTAAATCCGTCAAGATACGCTTGCTTTTGTTCCGTGCCCCACAATGTATTGAACACTCTGCCAAAATTAGTCATTAAGCAAGCTACACCTTTATCAATTAGCGCATTGACAACACACGCAGCGGCGAACGTCTTTCCGCTCCCGGAATTTCCGTAAAGCAGCAATCCTTTATGCATCCTGCGAAAATCATCGTAGTGCTCAACGAAATTCTTCATTGCTCGCATCGTCCGCTCGTCTGCGCCGTCATCATGGCTGAAAGTCTGTGCCTGAAGCTCACGCTCCGGGAAGCCAGCTTTTCTAAGCTCTTGCACCCTAGCAAGTCGCTTTTCATGCTCCTCACGTTCACGCTCTGCCTGAAGCTCTTCCGCTCTGCACTTGCAGATACAAGTTACAGTCCGCTCAACACCAAACAGGAAACCTCTGCATTGCTTCGGCGTGTGACATTTACCACACATAAGCAATCCGTTTTCGTAATAATCATTTTCGTTTTGCTTATTAAGCTGTGAAGCATTTTTAGCAATGTGACTTACAGCAAGCGTAATTGAATTCTGAACATCATTCGCATTCATGCTATCACCTCACTAAAAATATTTGTCCAAGTCTGTTTGGTCGTCCGGCGGTTTAAAATCATCCGGCGGTTTCTTTAGCTTTTGATTGTCACCGCTCGCAAGGTTTCTTGCAACTCCCTCACAATAGGCTATTGACTTCTTGCCTTGCTGCGCTGTTATCGTAACCGCCTGCATAGCTATCAGCTCGCCGTGCTCCTTAGCAATAGCCTGTAACCGCTCTGCAATGTACTGCGTTATCGGCGTAACATTTTGATTCCAAAAGCTAACAGGATTATTATCGCTCGTAACATTTTCGTAACTGTTACACGTAACGGCAGCATTTTTATCGTAACAACCACTACTAAAGTTGTTGTTGTTACTCTTACTCTTATTCTCTTTCTTATTCTTACTCTTATTCTTATCCGTAACATCTGTGTTTGTTACATCATTGTTACGTGTAACATATTGACTTGTTACGCTTTTGTTACACGTAACATCTTCGTAACATTCCGTAACATCTGTGTTTGTTACATCGTTGTTACACGTTTTGGATTGCTTCTCACGCTGTCTTTTAGCTCTCATTGCTTCCTTGCAGCGTTCACGCTCCTTAAGCTTTGAAAGCTCTTCGGCGTACTGATACTCACTCCAGCCTACAATATAGATATAGCCGTTATCCTCTATATCTATCATGTTGTACTGCTGAAATACTTCTAATGCAGCTTCTGCAATTTTAGGCTTAAATCCACCAACAGCAGCTAAGGTTTTAGGTGTATACGCTACACCTTCGGTAGCGTATACATAACCACCATCATTTTTTTTGCGAGCTAGAGCTAACAGGAAAAACCACATTAATGCCAGGCTATCACCAATCTTCGTATCAGCACGCAGTATCTTAATCTTGTCACTGTCGAATACATCAGCACTAACCTTGAACCAGCTCTCCATGTTGCCCTCCTATAATAACTTCTTCCATAATGGCTGCCGTCTAAGTAACCTTACATACTTCATGAGTGCTTTCTTTCTCATAGATAATTTCTCCCTATTTTCTCTATCCACTCGTCCCTGCTATGTTTATCTTCATAGCAGGTTTGAGCAAATCGCCTTAACCGCAAGTCTGTTTCACTGTCCAAATGAGGTCCGAGTCTGCCTTTATGATGTTCGTAGCATAACCAGATTGTTAAACCAAGCTTGTCGGAAATCTTTCTTCCGGCTCTTCCGAATATCACATGATGACGTTCAAGGTTACGTGTTGTACCACACATAAAGCACTCTTTTTCTGATTGTAGAATACTTTTCTTACTCATGCTGTCTGTCCCATTTCTTCAAGCAAGGTCTTAATAGCTGTATGAGCAAGCGCATATTGAGGAATTGTAACCATTTTTTCAAGCTCTTCAATAGTCAAGTCTTTGATGTTTTTGTAGGCAGCAAGCGGTCTGCCGTTCTTATCGTGACCATTAGCAACAGTTACAACAATGTCACCTTGAGGGGTGATCTTAACAAATTTATCTCCGGTAGCTTGCGGTTGAGCTTTAGGTTTTTGCTCTTTCTTCGGTTCTTTAGGTTGGTACTGCCCTTTTTCAACAGGTTCACAAGCTGAATTTCCGTCATCGTCCTCTTGCGCAAGTCCAAGAGCCGCTGCAAGGCTGTATCTTCTAGCATATGTCAGTGTACTGCCAAAACCCTGGGCATCATTTTTCTGAATAGGATAACTGCTAGTAACTTTAATAAACTGACCGCTGCTGTGCATGATCATTGTAGTAACAGCAAGTTTACTGCTTTCTACAATTCCTTCGTTAGCCTGGAATATGCTTAAGCCGTTCTTGCTAAGCGGCTCACGTGCTACGTTCAGACATTCCGCTAAATCCGCATATTTGCTTTTAAAAAACGGATTGTCACAGCCTTTAACAGCATTTTTCATTTCGCCCTGAGCCTTTGCTAAGGCTTCAGCCAAAGCGTCGATTTTCTCGCTCATTTCCATTTAAATCACCTTTCCTTCCTTAACCAGTTCTTCAAGTCTGCTGTGAAGCTTAAGAGTTGTTTCAGCATCCCAGTGACAGCATTCACGATAACTGCCAACTTTAGGATATGTTTGCATATTTACCGAACTGTTAGCCTGTTTTTCCTGGTGGTATCCGAAGTGTTGATACTTACATTTGCCATCCCTGGTACAGTGCGAGCAAGTCTTAAAGTCTTTCAACCAGCTCTCTTTCGTCTGCTTGTGCTCACCATGCTTCCTTTTTCTAAAAGCTTCAAATCCTTCCATGCTAAGTCCGCTGCGAGCTAACACGGCGTTAACCTGTTCATTAGTTACCATATACATCCTCCTTTTGAATTCCGAAACCAAGCTTTAAATCAGCATAGGCTTTAACTACTCTGCCTTGTGCAGTTGTATAGCCTTTTTGCTGAAGCTCTTTGTTCCATTCCCTTATAAGCGAGTAGCCTTTTCCAACGCCTACGCCTAAAAGGTTGGCAATATCTTTAGCTGTGTAGAATCTGCTTTCCATGTTTGACAACCTCTTTTCCGTATGCTATACTATATATGACCTATTTTTTAAACCGATTTCCTTTCGACTTTATTTATAGGTTAAAGGCTCTCTATTAGCGTGGGGGGTCTTTTCTTTTTGTTCTTCTTCAATTCCAATCAATACAAGCAAAGCCTGTGCACCTTCCCGGCACTCTTTTAAAAGATTGTCACCGAGGTGCTTTTTTTGTACCGTTTTCGCTACCATTTGCGGAAACAACTCAACCACTTCACCGACTTCTTTTTGCGCCCTTAACATATTCACTGCTAAATCATCAACAGGAGGAATAAGTCCAAAAACGTCGCAGAACACAACGTTCTTTTGCAGGTGCTGTACACGTAACCACGGTGTACGATAGAGTTTTGACATTGCTAGTGCAATAGCATCCGGGCATTGTCGCCAGTCAATCTCATAATCCTTTAAACAGCTTGCAGAGATTGCAAGTCCTTCTGCCGCATTTACACGGCTCATCCCTGCGTACTCTCTAGCTACTTTGTAGATGTTAGTTTGAGTTTCAGACATTGTATAAACTCCTTTCTTGCTATAATAGGCTTATAGCAGTTAAAGCTTTTAGCCTGCTATCATTGATTCTTCACTGTGTAGTAATTAACAGTGACTATATCTCCAGGCTGGAGATAACGGCGGTTGGCGGTCAGGTGCTTATTATCCTCGGATACGTTGTACCAAAACTCGTCAAAACAGATTCTCGTTTTGTTGAGCAGGAAATACTTGTCAGCGATTCCATACATGGTTTCGCCTTCTTGTACAATGTGCGTAACTGTATGCCTTTGCACCTGGCTGTCCGAAAATCCGCCAACTAAGCTAAGAAAACACCAAGCAAAGATGATACATACGCAGATTTGCAATACCTTTTTCATCTTTTTCACTCCTTAATCTAAAAAATAATCAACACTTACGCCGAAGTATTCGGCAAGTTTTTGCAACGCTTCAACATTAGGTTTGTTTCTGCCATTTTTCCAAGTTGAAAAAGCTGAATTGCTAAGTCCTGTTGCCTTTGCAACCTGATAAGCAGTAACATTGTTTTTCTGCATTAATTCAGCAATTTTTCTATACATTTCAGCACTCCTTTCTTGACGTTCAATTTTGAACGTGATATACTTTAATTGACAAATGTAAAATACTGTAAAGTATTACACTTTTATGAGTGTTTTTATTTTACTTTCTAGTAATATTATACTACATTGTTCTACTTTTGTAAAGTAATTTATTGCGTTTTTGTAGAATATTTTTTGAAAAGAAATAGGTAAAAATGTACGAAAAATTTGAAGCATTACTTAATTCAAAAGGTATAACTGCATATCAAGTTGCGAAAGCGACAGGTGTTAGTAATTCCATGCTTTCATCGTGGAAGAAAAATCGTACAACACCAAAAATGAACACGTTGCAGTTAATCGCCGATTATTTTAATGTTCCGGTGTCATATTTTTATAGTGACACAGAGTATGCTCTCGGTGTAACAGAACAACAAGCCAAGTCCCTCGGCATAGACACCGAAGCAGTAAAACAGCAGCTCAACGCCCAGCTTCTCGACGAACAGGCTATTGAGATTGCTAAACAGATTCAGAAGCTCGATGACACCCAAAAGATGGCTATCGAGCAAATTATAAAAGGGCTGTTGCAAGGCAAAGGCAAGGCCTGACTTCCCCTTCGCCAGCATGGCATAATACCTTGCAATCTAAAGGAAGGAGGTTAAAACGAAGTCGATGTCATACCACTAACGAGTATGCACAGCTGATTCGACAATTACCAACAGAGCATGTGTATTTCCTGCTACTCTGCATAGAAATTGCCAACCAACTGGTTGCAAAAAAAGCAAGCTGAAACTGTAAAATACGGACTTAATGATTCAACTTGATGTTAGGGAGATTACTTTTAGGGAGCCATTTGTAGAAGAACTACAGCAAAAAGAGGGCGCATATGTCCGTCCTCTTTTTCGTATGTATCGAAAGGAGTCGGTATTAATGTTCGGGTGGTTTTCACGCAAAGCATCAAAAGAGGATATTCAAGAATATACGAAAATGCTAACAACTGTAGCCATGAAAGATGAATACGAAGACAAAACACAGCTTACCAATATGTATAATTTCATAAAGGAAAAACATATTACAGATGAGCAACTTGCTGAAGCTCAATCCATGGCTTGTAATAACATATGGTCTAATATAATGCAGGACGGAATAGTAACAGAAGATGAAGCACAGAAATTTAGCAAGTATTTGCTTGTATGCGAACATCTCACTCCTAAAGAAGTAAAATACTGGAATGGAAAAATAGAACTAAACAGAACCCTATATGACATCACAGTTAACGATAAATTACCAATCTATGATAAAAATGATGTTCAGATCATATATAAGGACGGCGAGATACTTCATTATTCAGCATACGCAGATATGATGAAAATGAAAACTATTACCAAAAAAATTAATTATTCCGGACCATCTGCATCTATACGCATCTGTAAAGGCGTTCGCTATCATGTAGGCTCTATGAGTGTATCAAGAAAAACATCTTCTTTTTGGACTTCTGATTCGTGGGGCATCTTTTGGATAAGCAATATGCGTATAGGCTTTTTAGGCAGCTCAAAAGCTTTTGCTTTCCCAATCTCCAAGCTGTTCTCTATTTCTGACGGTGACGGTGGATTGCATATCTTTAAAGAAGGACGAGCAACGCCGTACATTATACGCCTTTCGGAATACGAAGAACCCTGTGCCATAATATCTAATTTGCTCAACAAATCATAAAGGAAGCCAGCATCAATGAAAAGAATAATCATAGCATTCATAACTATTTTCTGCATCGGTACATTCACGCTGTCCGCAGAAGCTTATGTAGCTAATCGCAACACTGGCAAGATACACACAAACACTTGCAGATTCGTACCAAAAATGAGCGGTGGCAGTAAACTTTACATAGATTCATTAGCTGAAGCCAAAGCATCAGGCTATACACCTTGCCAGCGTTGCCGTCCGTTTTAGGAGGCTATAAAAATGAGAAAAATATTTCTTATTCTTACTACGATTTTTGTGTTTGCTGGCTTGCCATTTTGTGAAGCATCGAAAGCAACAGACGCAAAGTACATCAATGACAATTATTTTGTAGTAACGGGTTCTATCTTAAAAAATGACTTTTTCCCTAAATTTGAAAACATCATGAAAACATATCCGGAAAATGCGAAAGATATTGCAGGAGCAGATTTAGCAATATATACCAAACCTAAATTGCAAGAACTAAAAGAAAAACTGCAAAATGATTCCAGGGCAAAAGATTCTTATATTGCCACATTGACAGATACATATATTTCTTGCGTAATAAACTTTTTAGATGTAACGGCACGAGTAAAAGACAAGCCATCACTAGACAAAAACACCTGGCTTGCAGATTGGAAAAATTCGGCTGCTAAAGTCAAGGAAGCAAACGACAAATTCAAACAAGCATATAGCAGTACGCAGTCGATAAAATAAATCAGCAGACCAGAAATGGTCTGCTTTTGTGCTTTTTGAAATAAAAAAGGCTTAAAAAACAGTCTGAACATAAAATTTCAGGTTGCTTTTCAAGCCAGCGTTTTTATACAGTTTATATCACTATTTTTATAGATTAAAAATCTTATCAGAGCTTCATATTTAGCTTATATGAGCATTTAATTTTTACTAATATAAATATAAGTAGAAGCCTTGAAAAGTCGCGTATAAGCTAAATACTAAGAGAATTTTTAGCGTTTTTGGCAAAAAATTACATGAAAGGAGCTGCAGAACATGACAGTAACAAAAAATCTGAAAACAGGAAAATGGGACTGCGCTTTTTGGTATAAAGATTGGCAAGGCGTACGCAAACATACAACCAAAAGAGGTTTTGATAAAAAGCGTGATGCTGAAAAATACGAAAGCGATATGAGAAACAAAACTCATACACATGATCCGAAATTCAGTGAAGTTATTGCAGCATACCAGCAAGAGCTGGACAGCAAATTGAAGCTAGGAGAATTAAAGCAGTCGACTGTCGACAAGAAAAACCAGGCATTAAAATATTATGTCCTCCCTTTCTTTGAGAATATGAACGTCGACAAGGTTACTCCGCTTCAAGTTATGCGCTGGCTTGCCATTCAAAATGAGAAATCAAAAAAAGAACGGCTCTCAAGCAGACTGCTAAATCAGATACGTTCAGAATTAAGCCAGGTCTTTGAATTCTCTAAAAGAAATTGCGGGACAAAAAATAACCCTGTCACTCTTACTGACAGGGTAAAGCCATATTCCAACGATACACGTGCGAAATTATGGACAGTAGAACAGTATAAGATTTTCTATGACGATATTAAGATAGCTTCACATAGAGTACTGTTCAATATCATCTTTTGGGCAGGCTTGCGCATAGGTGAAGTTATGGCTCTAAAAATCGAGGATATATCGCCCTATAAAATTCATGTTAATAAATCACTGATGAGGATACACAATAAAGATGAATTTGTCATTAGCACACCAAAAACAAGAAGCTCCGTGCGTGATGTTGAAATACCGAAATACCTCTATAATCAAATCATAGACTACATAGGCACGCTTTATAAGGCTAAACCAGAAGATTATATCTTTGATGGCATAAAACCGTCGGCTATCAGAACATATATGCAATATCACTGTACTAAGTTAGGCTTGCCAAGAATTAGTCCTCACATTCTCCGGCACAGCTATGCTTCAATGCTTTACGCAGCTACCGGAGATATTTTGGCAGTCGCTGAACAGATTGGTCACGCAGATACAAACACAACCTTCAAATTTTATGCTCACATGATGCCTGAAGCTAATAGAAAAGCTGTCGACAAATTAGAGAGCATAACTGTGGATAACTTGCCCCAAAATAGCGAATTTTAATTTTTGGAACTCATTTTGAACTCAATCAATAAAAAAAGAACCGCTAAATCCCATAAATACTAGGGTTTAGCGGTTTTTATTTACAATGCTCTATATT